TCCGATCTACCTGCTGCAGATCACCCCGGCTGCGCTCAAGGGCATGGCTGCCTACCAGAAGGAACTGTCGCTGCGCGGCATCCCGGTCGAGGCAGTGAAGACCGTGGTCACCTTCGACACCGACGCCAGCTTTCCCAAGCTGATCTTCAAGTTCGGCGGGTTCCTTGACGAGGATGCCTACGCTGCGGTTGAACAACTGTTCGGTTCGGATAAGGTGATGGAGATCACTGGCGAAAAGGAACTGGCTCCGCCGGCACCCGCGCCGGAAGCCAAGCCGAAGGCCGCAGGTAAGCCCCCGGTCAAGCCGCAGCCCGAGCCGGAAGAAGCGCCCGCTCCCACACGTGGGTTCGGTGCTAAGGCCGCACCGGCAGCGCCCGTCGAGGAGGAAGAGGAAGCCCCCGCTCCCAAGCCCAAGGCAGCTGCCAAGCCGGTCCCCAAGGCAGCACCGAGGGTCGAAGCCAAGGGCGCTGCTTCGCTGGCCGACGAGATCGCCTCGCTGATGGAGGATATGGACCTCGATGACTGACGTTCGCGTGATCAGCTTCGAGAAGATCGACTCTCTCAGGAAGCACATGCTGCTCACGCGCACCCAGATGGCACAGTTACTCGGGGTATCCCGAGTAACTTACTACAACTGGAAGGCACTGGGTTCAGTCACACCACGAAATGTAGTGTACGTGCGCAAGGTCCTGAAAGAAGTCCTTCGCATAATGGTGGATCACGAATGGCCGTCGCCAAACGTGGTCGCCATGGAGAGTGATGATCGCTACGCAGAGCTACTAAAACTGATCCGCGTAGTGTAAGAATGGGGGCTCGAGCCCCCATTCCATAGAGCAGGGTAGGGATATGGACACAGTCGAGTTTCTGGGCAGAGTTCTGCCCGACGAGGGATATTTAGTAGCAACCGTTATCAACCCGGATCGCCGTGCACAGAAGTCATACGAGACCGTAGAGGCGCTGGCCAACGCAGTGATTCGGATCGACATCGCAGGTGGCAACGTCTACTACGCATTGTCGTCGTTCGTGGAAGCTGGGAACCGTAAGCAGGCCAACGTCCACAAGACCAAGTCACTCTTCATCGACATCGACTGCGGTGAGGACAAGCCCTTCGCTGACCAGCGGGAGGGTGCCAAGGCACTCAAGGCGTTCCTCAAGGCAAGCGGTATGCCTGCCCCCATGGTCGTGAACTCTGGCCGTGGTCTGCACGTGTACTGGCCAATGACTGAGGCGCTATCCCCAATGGACTGGCAGCCTCTGGCGGACGGGCTGAAGGAGTGCGCCAAGCACCATGAGTTCGAGATCGACCCTGCTGTCACAGCCGACAGCGCCCGAGTGCTGCGCCCGGTGGGCACCCACAATCCTAAGAACGGGGTCGAGGTCGCACTCATCAAGGACTGTCCGGACTACGATCCGGCCACGCTGCGCTCCGTCCTGTCGTCCTACATCAAGCGGATGCCTGCACCCCGCGGCTTCACCAAGGCGGCACCGTCGAGCCTGACGGCTGCACTCTCCAGTGGGCAGGAGTACGAGCCCGCCCGCGCGGACAAGGTGTTGGCAGGCTGCGGGCAGGTGCGTTGGGCGGCGACCAACCAGCATGAGGTGGACGAGCCCTTCTGGTATGCGCTGATGGGTGTCGCTGCGTTCTGTGACGACGCCGAGGCGGTAGCGGTAGCTTGGTCAGACCAGCATCCGGACTTCGACTACAGCAAGACCGTCCTCAAGATCGAGCAGTGGAAGCGGCAGGCCACTGGCCCCACCACCTGTAAGAAGTTCAAGGACCTGCGCAATAGTGGGTGCAGCAAGTGCCCATTTGCTGGTAAGATAACCAGCCCCGCCCAGATCGGCCGACAGTTGGCCGAGGCTGAAGGCCCCGCAGAAGATGTGCTGGACACGGTCGCTCATGAAGTGCCGCTGCCCAAGGGGTTCAAGCGCACTAAGGCTGGCGGCATTGCCCAGACCATCGACGACACCGACATCGAGGTGGTGCCGTTTGACATGTACCCCATCAGCTACGGGCGGGATGAAGCCCTCGGCTACGAGGTGGTCAGGTACCACTGGAAGCGCCCACACAAGGGCTGGCAGGAACTGAAGTTCCGGCAAGCCTACCTCGCCGACGGGAACCGGGAGTTCCCCACCGCCATCGCTGACCAAGGGATCGTGCTCCCACACAAGGGTCTAACCGAGAGGTTCCAGCTAATGCTTCGCTCCTACATGGATGAACTCCGCAGGCTCAGAACAACTACCAACCTGTACACCACGCTGGGGTGGAAGGAAGACAACACCGTCTTCGTGCTCGGCGAGAGGCAGGTGCGCAAGGATGAACAAGGGCAGGTCGTTATCGAGGATGTTGTGCTGTCGTCTGCGGTGCAGCGTGTCAGCAACGGGATGTACGGAACCAAGGGCGACCACGAGAAGTGGCTCAAGATCACCAAGCTGATGGATGTGGCCGGGCTGAACGCACACATATTCGCCATGGGCGTGTCGATGTCGGCCCCTCTCTACCAGTTCACTGGCCTCAAGGGTGGCGTGCTGTCACTCTACGGGCCGACGGGTAGCGGCAAGTCGCTGGCCCAGCTGGCGATGCAGTCTGTGTGGGGCAACCCTGTCGAACTCCACTACCAGTCCAAGTACACCCAGAACGCGCTGTTCATGCGCCTCTCGTTCTACAGCAACCTGCCCATGACGATCGACGAGACGACCATGATGCCCGACAAAGAGGTCGGTGACTTCATCTACGGCGTCACGCAGGGCCGGGACAAGAGCCGGCTCAACGCCAGAGTGGAGGAGCGTGACCCACGCACGTGGGCGGCGCCAGTGACCCTCTCGACCAACCGCCCCATGGGCGGCAAACTCTTGGCAGCCACGTTTGAGACAGACGCGCAGATGGCCCGGATGCTGGAACTCTCGCTGGATAGTTCGGACCTGTTCACCAAGAGCACCGATGTGGGGCGCAAGTTCTACAATACGATCACCCGCAACTACGGTCATGTCGGAGTGTGGGTACTGGAGTGGCTGGTGGGTATAGGTGAGGTCGCTGCCACCAAGGTGATCGCCGACCACATGGTCGCCTTCGAGAAGAAGTACAAGGTTCGGTTCAGCGGCGAGGAGCGGTACTGGGAAGTCATGATCGTGCTGGCTGACCTGATGAACAAGATCGCCGTCGAGAATGGCTGGGTCGATTACGACTACACCAAGGCCACGGAGTTCGCCTTGGTTCAGGCAGGGATGGTGCGGCGCAGCATCAGCGCAGCGAAGCTGGACGAGTTCGACCTGCTGTCCGAGTACCTGAACGAGATGCGCTCTGCCACCGTGGCGGTCACGCATGTGGACAACAACCCCAACGCCATCTACGACGAGACGCGCCTGCCGCGCGGCGAGGTGCGAGTGCGGTTCGATCTGTACCGCAAGAGTGCCGCAGCCAAGAACGACCGTGGTATCCTGCTGGTCGACAAGACCCACTTCCGCAAGTGGATGGCCAGCCGTGGTGGCGACTGGAAGAAGTTCACCGACACCCTTGAAGCGGAGAGCATCGACGCCACGCCCACCTCGAAGAAGGCCATGCTCGGCCGGAACCTGCCGGAACTGCGACTGCCACAGACCTACGTGGTCGGGATCAACCTCGCGCACGACCGGCTCAAGGACCTACTGGACAACGACGGCAGCGCACCCGACAGCCTGACCCTCGGGCAACTGCGCGTGATACGCTAGTTCGCCGTCAGCAGATCGACCATGTTCTGAAGATCACGCTCAGCGGCATCAGGTGCGGCCCGCAAGGTCCGCTCCATCGCTGGGCGTCGCGCTTCCCCGAGGGTACGGCGCGAGTTCTTCACGAAGTTGTTGATCTCCAGTGCCGTGCCAGCGGCGGACTTGTTCCACTCTTCGACGGCAGCCTCGATCTCCCGCGCCCCTTCACGGTCGTTGCGCATCATGGCCTTGACCCATGCAGTACGGTACGCCGTGACGACCTCACGCTGGTAGTCGGTCATGCGCTTGGCAGCCCGGATCGTGTCGTACTGCGCCGCTGCTGCGGACGGGTAGAACCCAAGTGCCCGCGCAATGACGGTCGATGCCGACATGTCGTCGGTCACGATGTAGCCACGGCGATCCACCACTGCCCCGCTCTGGATGTAGGCGTAGGCATCCGCCGTCGCGCGCAGCATCGTGACCGGCGCCTCGCGCAGAACATCCTCCGCAGTGACAGCCTTGGAGAACGGAGCGGCGATGATGTCGGTGGCGAACTGGGCGGTGCCCAGCAGCATGGATGGTGCAGGACCGGCGATCTCCGAGATGCTACGAGCCACGTCGCTTCCGGCCAACAAGATATCGGTTCCGGGCAGCAAGTCGCCAAGAGAGGTGCGGCCAGCTACGTCGGCCGGGACAGCTTGGTTGACGATCCCCTTGAGGAAGATCGGAGACATGCCGGGGAAGATGCTGTCGATGAACTGCGCGGTCTCGTACCGTGCACCCTGCCAGCCGGGCACCTTCAGCTTCTGTGCCAGTGTATCCACGAGGTCTTCGATGTCTTCGGCGAAGGGCAGACCAGCCAGACCGCTGAGCAGCCAGAGTGCGGTCAGCATACCGACCTTGCCGCCACGGGACATGTTCATGAACATCTGGACAGACGTGGTGGGGAACACCTTGTACATGTAGATGAACGACTGAATGCCCGAGCGCCACGCTGGCGGACGGTTGAGGACGGAGTACTCACCCATGGTGTACTGCAGCGCCTGAACAGCGAACTTGCGCGCAGCAGCGGCCGCATCCTTCTCACTGGCCCCAGCCTCCAGCCTGCGGGCGTACTCCAACCGGTAAGCAGTCAGACCCAGAGAGCGGCGCGATGCCTGCTCCGTGACGTTGAACGTCCACATCCACCCGTCGAGGAACTTCTGTTGCCATCCCTTGGTCGTGCGGCCACGGGCGGTACCCACCAGTGCGTTGGACTGGGCCGGGATCATGGCCCCGTCCCGGATTTCCTGTGCGATGAACCGCGCCTCGTGCGGCTTCAGGCCGTACCGGTCCTGCAGTGCCCGGTCGGTGGCAATCTTGTCGTAGAACTCAGCGGTGTTCATCGCACCACTGGTGATCCCCGGCCCGCCTACCTGCGCGGCTGCGCGGTGCAGTTCCGTCACCACCTTACCCACAGCGAACCCACCGCCGAAGGCGGTCTTCGGGTTATAGCTGGACAGGTACGGGATGCCGTTGGTGTAGACGCTGAGCACGTTGAGCGCACCCGTGGCCACGGAGCCGCCGAGTTGCATCATGGAAGTGGCGGCGCGCACCGCCGAGACGACCGGGCCAGAGCCGAAGTCCGACTCGTCCACGTTCTTGTTGCCGTCAAGGAAAGCGACGGTGCTGGCTGCCTCGTTGTAGAACTGGTTCGCGCGGCGCGGTTTGCCCTGCGGGTTAGTCTGCTCGTACATGTAGGCGTACTGCTCGTACTTCCGCTGCGCGTCGGCGATCTCCTCCTTGGTCGCTGTCTGATTGGCAGCAAGCGACTCGGCCCGGGCTTTGAGTTTGGCCAGAGTGTCCGCATCCCCGTTCCACAGCCGCTGCGTGGACTCCATGCTGCGGTCCATCAGTTCGGCCAGACGCGGCCGCATGATGACCTTGGCGATGGTAGAGGCACGGCTCTCGATGTGGCGCATGGTGGCCATGACGCCGTCAAGGTCAGCCCCGGGAACGAAGGCACGCTCCAGCCTGTTACGTGCTGCGCTGTTCTGCTTGGTCAGGGCGACGACGATGTCTTCCATCTTGTCGGGCGTGAGGGCGATATCGAACTGCCGCAGGCCACGGATGAACTCGTTGAGGTTCAGTTCAGGCGGCGCAGCCACAGCGTCGAGTGCGCTCTCGGACACAGCCTTGAGTTTAACCTTGCGGAGCCGGTACTCACCAGCCTCTTGGTCGTAGGCCATGACCTCGAACTCGGTGTCGCCGAAGGTGCCATTGATCTTGTTGGCCAATTCAAGCGCCTCGGCCGGAGTATCCACCTGCGAGTAGACCAGTTGCTCCCGATAGTTGTCCTGCAGACGCACCGGGCGGTCACCCACCGTGGCCTCAACCCGGACTTGGAACTTGCCCTCACGCAGCACCGGGGTGTAGCCCGTGGCGATCGTCCGCTTGGTGTACTTGTCAGCGTCCTTACTTGCCAACTCGGACAGGATGATCTGCTTGATCTTGTTCTGCACCACGAAGCGATCTTCGCCGATGCGCATCCGGGTCTTGAACTGCTTGAGTTGCGCGATCAGATCGTCAGCCGCCTGTGCGTCCATGGCTGCAGGCAGGGAATCTACGACCTTAGTAGCATCCCCCTCACCAGTGGTGAACCCCCGCGGGCTGGTCAGCAGTGTGCGCAGCGCATCGAAGCGGTCGTCCCCCTTGCCAAGGAGAGCGGCATTGGTGGTGCGCAGGACATCGTTGGCGTAGGTCTGGTATCTCGGGTTAAGCACTGCGCGGCCGGTCTCGTCCTGCGTGACGTCGCTGGTGTAGAGCCGACCGTAGGTCTCGGCCAGCTGGGTCAGTGCTGCGCGTTCTGCCGTGCTGAGTTCCCCCTCGGGGACAGTGGCAGCAATCTGGCGGAATGCCAGATCACGCTCTTGGAGCGCGCCCTCATAGCGCGCACGCAGCAACTCCAGTTCGATCTTATCCATGGCGTCACGTACCTTGAGGTACCCACGCCACTCGTTGCTGGTCTCCTTGAGGTCAGGGAACCCGGCGAAGCGTTCCGTCTTGGTGACAGTCTTGCCCGCCTCCTCATAGGAGACTTGGTACTCGAAGCCATCACGCATCTGCGCGAAGGTCCGGCGACCCATGCGGCGCAGGCGGTCAACCTCGGGCTGGTTGGGGACCAGCCGTCCACCCTCGGAGCGGAACAGCGGCACGTTGCCAAGGTCAGGCTGGTTGCGAAGCGCCGCCACGTTGAACCGCTGCGCTGCGTAGAGCATCTTGTTGATCCGGTCAGTCTGGGCATCCGAGATACCACCGACCTCGCCCGCAATGGCGCGGTTAAGCACCAGCTGGAGTTCTTCGTTGAACCCAACCTTGAGCGACATGGAGATGTTGCGGGCTTCGTCCATCAGTTCTTCGAGGGCTGCCAGCCCGGGGTTCTGCCGCGCCCGGAAGTTCGCAAGGCTCAAGAACTTGGCCTTGAACCGGTCCCAAGTATCGACAGAATTAACGCCCTGACCTTGTAGAAATCGCCAGCCTTCCTCGATGCTCATCGGCATACCACCGACGGTGTCCCGCATCGTTCCGGCCACAGTGTTGACGTCGCGCAGCGACCCACCGATAGCAAAGCGCCCTGTGTCACCAGAGGTCTCGACACTGTGCAGACGGGCAGCAACTGCCCCGGCGTCGAAGGTCACACCCTTACCATCACGCGCGTACCGACGGGCTTGGTCTAGGAGGTAGCGCACCATCTCGTCGCCAGTGGTGATGCCCAGCTTGTTGAGTGCACCCTTGATGGCATTCCAGATGCGGGCGACGATGCTCGTCTCCAGCACAGCGGCATAGTCTGACAAGTATTCTTCCACGGCTTCGGCCCGGGACATGCCCGGCCGGACCGCCATCGCGGCGTCGACTGCGCGCTGAATGCGGCTGTCGCCTGTGTACAACGTCTCCATCAGAGCGTCGAACTTCGGACCCGGCATGATGCCACGCAGGCCGTAGTGGCCCATCGTCTCGTGGGCGAGGACGAAGCGAAGCTGTTGTTCCGTGCCGATCCGGTCAGAGAAGATGATGACTTGCCCATCACCAAAGGAGTACCCCATGGCGGCTGCAGTATCGAAGTCACCCTGCGGGCGGGCTGCCACTGCCCGGGCGTAAAGCTGCGGGTTCTTGGCCTTGAGGTCAGCTTGGTTGCGAACGACGGTGATCTTGGGTGCCCGCGCCAGCTTTGCTGCGAAGTTGCGCGCCAGAAGCTGCACGCGACCGGGTGCAACCGGGGTGACCGGCCTACCGTCGAGGTCCACGACCCCGTCGATGGTGTTCCAGTCGGCGAGTGAGAAGCCGCCGGGGGCACCGACGATCTGCCGCACCCCATCCACTCGCGCGAAGTTGGGGTCACCATTGGCCTTGGCGAAGGTCAGCAGGCCACGATCGCCGAAGCGAGCCCCCGGGTCTTCCTTGCGCACTGCGGCAACCAGACGACGGAACTGATCTTGCCACGTGCGGGTGACATCGCCGGGGGCAGCGTTGAAGTCTTCGATCATAAGCGTCAGCTGCGCAGTGGCAGTGTTGACGTCAGTCTTGGCGTTCAGATCACCGGCCGCAACTTCGGGGCCCAGTTCAGCAAGGTAGTCCTTCACCCGCGTCCGCAGTTTAGGCGTGATGGACGGGTCGATTAGAGCATCCTGCAACCCACTGATCGCAGCGTGGCGGTCGAACTTATCCGTGGAAGACTCAAGCACCGTGATGAAGTCGTTGATGTCGGCCTCAAGTTCCTCGACCACGCTCAGCTTGGTCGGCTCAGCCGCCACCTCCTGCTCAGTGTCTACGACGGCATCGGAGAGTTGACCCTGCGAGGCGAGTTCCGCCACGCGCGCGGCCGCATCGTCGGCCTTGATCCCTTCTCCGATAACGTCGCCAGTCTTGAGGAAAGTCCACGAGCCGGCGAACTTGTCGCCGGTGTGCTTGATGCGAATGACGCGCCCATCTGACAGCGTGACTATCCTGTGCGGCTCTGCACCACGAGGCGACCGCTTGGTCGACTCGACAGTGACTGCCTCCGCCCGGGGCTTACCCGCCGAGGGCTGGGTTTCTTTGGGCACCTTGAGCGGCTTGGGCGCCTTGGGCTCAGCGGCTTTGCGCTGGACCTTGGCCTTACCAGTGGGCTTGGGCGGCGTCGGCTCCGGCGGTGTCATCTCAGGTTCAGGCGCAGCCTGCAGGATCGTGGGTACATCCACGAGAGGGGCTGCCTTGCCCACCGGGCGGCGGTTGCGCAGCTTCTGGTACAACGCCTGATCAGCGGTGCCCCGCTGGACGGCAGCGACCCACTCGCGCTGCGCCTTGGGCGCAAGGTCACGGAGAGTGACACCACTCTGCTCGGGACGGAACTGTTCCCACACCGTGTCGGCGTCGACGTAGGCTTTCTGTTCAGCCGTCAGCTGGTCATAAGCTGCCTGTTGCTCCGCGCTGTACATCGTGGCGCGCTGGGCTTCCCGCTGTGCATAGGCTTCTTCGACCTGTGTGGCGCGTTGCCGTGCCACCTCTTGTGCGGCCCGGGTCGCAGCTTCCTGCGCAGTGGTTTCCGCCTGACGCCGTGCTTCGGCTTCTTGCCGTGCAGCCATAGCCGCGCGCAACCGGTCGGCCATAGCCCCCTGCGGGGGAGCGGGCAGGATGCCGGGACGCGGCGCAGCACCAACACGAAGCTGCGCACCCGGAGTAACGGGAGCAGCGGCAGGAGCCGCAGCGGGAGCAGCGCCGGTGGGAGCGACACCTTCCGGACCAGCAGTGAAGTCCGCCGCCCCAGTCCCGGGCGGGGTCAGTTGCGGTGCAGCAGCCGGGGCACCAAGAGTACGCAGGCGGGCAGCCTGCGGTGCAGCAGCCATGGTCTCCGGGGGCAGGACCTCACCCTCAAGCGTGACCGCACGCTCACCGCTCGGCACAGTGATGTTGCCAGCGGCACGATCTTCGGGGCGCAGGCCCCGAGTTGCACCCCGCATAAGCCCAACTTGCTGGAGTGTCAGCGGGCGGTTGGGATCAATTACCTGCTCCGGCCCCATCGGTGCGACGGGGATATACGGCAGATCGCGCGGCCGCGCACCGATAGTCTCGGCACCCGGGATGTACGGCAGCGCAAGCGGCCCAGTTGCGGCTGGGACTTCAGGCTGTGCGGCCGGGGCTTCAGGCTCAACCCCTTGCTGGGTCAGGTCGACCGGCTTGTCAGCCGGGAGTTCTTGCGGGCCGGGCGTGGCGCGTGCGCTAACCACACCGCCGACACCACCACCAAGGATGGCACCCGCACCCATAGAGACGAGGATGTCCTCGCCGTATTTCTCCGCGATCATCGGCGCGAGTAGCTTGAGGTCGTTAACCGCCAGCGTGCTCCGCACTTCCGGGTCGAAGACCACGGACTCAAGCAGCGTCTGGGTACCTTCCGTCAGGGCTTCAGTGAACCCGATGCGGCCAGCACCAATGGCTGCGTTCTTCAGTGCACCACGAGCGACCTGCCCACCAACCTCGCCTGCCAGTCGGCGGAAGGCGGTGGAGAAGATCATCCCCGGGCCGAACGTATCCAGAAGCGTGTTGGCCACTGCGCCGCCGACGATCTCGGTCTTAACCTTCGGATCGGTCAGGTCGAAGCCGTTGCGCTCCGCCGCGTCGTAGAACGAGGACAGGTGCATGGGGAAGCTGGCACCAGTTGCACCAGCAGTAGCCCCGGCCGTAGCCATGGCAGCACCCGCACCCACAGCACGAAGCCCCGCACCGACAAGACCACCGGTCCCGATGATGGACACCAGAGTGGGGCCACTCTGGATGGAGGCGTCGACGACGCGCTCCCACATGGTGCTGTTCTCGGCGATCAGCGCCGACCGCAACTGTTCGTTCTCGGTCTGACCAAAGGCTTCCTGCGCGAACCCACGAATGGCGGGGCCAACCTCAGTTGCGCCAGCCAGTTCAAGCCCAGCCCCCACGCCACCGATAAGCCCCTCGGCCGCCTGCCGAACGCCCAGCCCTAACAATTCACCAGTAGTCCGGCGCTCACCGAACGACTGCAGGTACCGCCCATAGGACTCGGCCGACAACGGCACGCCACCCGGCGGGGGCGGCGGTGCTTCTGCGAGAGGCGCTGCAAACGCAGACGTCGCATCGTCCCGATTGAACAACCGACCGCCGGAGTAAATCTGCCCGGTCTCCGGGTAGAAGAACTGCTGCGCAGTCGCCGCAGGCGGAGCCGACAGGGCTTGGAGTGCACGCCTTGCAGTACCACCGGGTACCGCCCGCTCCCCTTGCACCGCAGTGTCCGCGCGGTTGGGGGCAAGGTTGCCAAGCCCGATGGAGTTGGACGGTGCGCCAGCGGCAATGCCGACAGGAGTTCGCAACCCGGCGTTCATGGAGTCGAACAGCGGGTTGGTGAAGGAGAGTCCGCGATCTGCCATGGTGGGGCCCTGTTACTGCGCCGGTACGAATGTCGGCTGGCTGAGAGGTACTTCCGGGTTGAGCGGGTCGGCTCTAGTGATAACCCCCAGCATCTGCCGGTTGACCTTGTCATAGACAAGCACTTCCGAGGTGTTCTCGTCAACTTGAAGCTCGATGGCGTTCGGGTTCAACCGGGCGTCAAGGAGAGCTTTCTCCGCAGCGATGTCGGCGTCGACGCGCTTGAGCCACTCGTCATTGGCCGCCTTGTTCGCGTCGATCGCAGTCTGCTTGGCTACGTCGATCTCAGCCTCGTACCGCAGCTTGTTGTACTCGTCCGCCCGTGCGGCCTCGGCCTGTGCGAAGTTGGTGTCAAGCAGCGACCGGGCCCAGTAGCCCACACTGTTCTCCCCGCCACCGGCGTCCTTCTTCATGGCCAGTTGGCCATCGACGTAGATGTCGTAGCCACCTTCCGCGTTGGGTTGGATGCCGATGTTGCGACCGAGTTGTTCGCTCAGAACCATGGTGAGGCGCTGCGGCGAGTTGAACTGCAGTTCCTGCAGGCCCTGCATACCCTGCAGGTAGTAGAGCGTTGAGTCCAACTCTTGGATTTTGCTGTACAGGTCGCGCACAGCGGCGTAGTCCCCATACTTCTCGTAGATTTGAGCAGCCTGAACATACTGTGCGCGCAGGTCCATGGCCTGCTGCAACTCACGGCCCGGACGTCCGGGCTCCATGATGTACAGTTCGGCGTTGGGCGTGGGCTGCGCCTGCCCCGGAGGATTGGCCTCCACCTTGGCTGCCACGGATGCGTTCGGGTCTGCCTCGATCGCCCCCAACTGGGGGCCAAACGACAGCTGCGCCGTCGGCGCGGTGGGGTACTGCCCGATCGGATACTGCGCGGCCGCCACAGCGGCAGCAGGTGTTGTGGCCGCAACAGGCGCAGCAGGTGCAGCGGGCGAAGTTACACCAACCCCACGTCCGGCGTCCTCAAACGACGGACCAGCAATAGGAGCAGCGGCAGACTCTTCCGCGGTACGCCCCGTACGAGTAGTCAGAACATCCATAAGCTGCTGGAAACCGTTGGTCCCGCCTTCGAGCCCAGTGACCGCGCGACCAAACCCCGGGCGCAGGGGCGCCGCAGCAGGTTGCGCAGTGGGGGTAACCATCGCTGCGCGGGCAGCGGCCGTTGCGGCCATATCCGAAGCAGACGCTGCGCCAACTTCACGACCAACACGCTCGAACGAAGGACCGCCCGCAGGTGCACCAAGGATGTCCGCGCCCGGACCACCACGAGTGACATCGGCACCGCCACCGCCGCTTACGCCAAACGACAAGGGGGCGCTAGGGCGGACGCCGACAGTGGGAGCAGCGGGCCTCGCCGAGGGCGGCAACATGGGCGTATCCCCACCAACAGAGACACGGGGGCCGAAGGTCTGGCCCGGAGGCACAGCCAGTCCGGGTGCGGAAGTGTTAACGGTGGCAAGCAACTCTTTAGCCAAGGCTGCCTCACGCGCCTTGGCAGCGGCGGCAGCCGCAGCGGCGGCAGCACGCTGGCGCTTGGCCTCCTCGCGGTCCTCAGTCGCCCACTGCAGTTCGATGTCGCGCATCCGCATGGCTTGCGCAGTTTCATCCATGGCCTGCCGGGCCCGACGCTGGTCAAGCCGCAGCCCCACACCCTCTGCATAAGCCTGCGACATGCCGCCGCCCGGAGCGCCGACACCACCGAGAATGCGGTTACCGAAAACTTGTGCCATGGGTGGCTCCTATCAGGTGATGTTACCGTACATTTGCCCGAAGGCACCCGCCAAGTCACGTGAGTAATCGGCCCGGCGCTTGTACAGGTCTTCGTAGATTGTCTTGTTCAGTTCCGACGCGCTGGTCGGGACGTTGGTCGGCAGCGCCGAGAGCCCGGCAGCCGTGGCCTGCGCGGCACGAGCCTGCTCCCCAGTGACAGCGGCAGTACCCACACGGGCGCCCTCAATAGCAGCGCGGCGGCGCTCAGCCTCACGCATACCCGGGCGCTCGGACAGACCTGAGGTGCGCTCCTGCTCCCGCAGCCCACGCTGGGTGGCCATCTGCGCGGTGGCAAATGCCTGCTCGGGGTTAGCCTCACCCTGCTGCAGCAACGACCGGGCTGCATCCAGACGCTCGTTGAACACACCACGCTCAGTCGCGGCGATCTCGGCGTTGTCCAACAGGTTCTGTCGCTCGACCTCGGTAAGGTCCTGCGGAGCTTTGCCGAACATGGTCATCGCCAGTGGGGCAAGGTTACTGAGGTTAAGCCCCGAGAGGAGCCCACCCGCAGCGGGAGCAGTCGTTGCAGCAGTGGTAAGACCCGCAGCAGCAGGAGCGGCCGCGGCACCAGCAGTGCCAGCTGCGCCCGCAGCGGGGGCAGCGCCACGGAACAACCCACTGAAGAGACCCCCGCCACCAGCACCCCCGGCGGCCCTAGCGGCACCGATGCCGGCACCCAGACCACCAAGCGCCGCACCGATCAGCGGGTTAACCCCCGCTGCAGCCGCACCAAGTCCACCGATGCCAGCACCCACAAGCGCCGTGCCGATGGTGCCGGAGACGCCAATCATACCCGCGATAGGAGCCGCGATGAAGGGGGCGGCGATCATGGCGACTGCGCCAACGACCTTCTTAACGCCCCTCCAGATTTTGGACAGGAACCCCATTACGATTCTCCTTCGTCGTTCATGCTGCTAGTGCTGCCACCGTTGCCGTTCATGTCCACGCCGCGCGCCTTGGCGATCAACTTGTCGAAGTGGTTGGTCCCCAGTTTGCGGGTAACGTCGGCCGGGATGACGTATTCGCCCTCGTGGGCGTTGATCGGAATCGACCCGTCCGGGTTTGCGCTCTTGGCAGGCAACGCGCCGCCCTTCTTCATCGACATCTGCGGCGACTGTCCGGCCGACATCGGCGCGGGTGTAGTGGGTTGGCCACCACCCATGGTCTTACCGATGATGTAGAGCACGATTAGGAAGCCTTGGTCATACTCTTCACCGACCTCTTCGGCATCCAGCATCCCCTGACGGATCAGCACCTGCCGCAGTTGCGGCCACATCTCCGGGTTCTGCAACGCCGTCGTCGCGATCTGAACAAACATGTTCAGCCCCTGTGCGTCGATCTCGCCAGAAGCCATGGCTTGCTCGACCTGTGCCCTGATCTGCTGCACCTGCTGCGGGTTCTGCTGCATGAACTGCTGCGCCTGCTGGTCGATCGCGGCGAAGTTAAGGGGGCGACCCTGCTGCCCGGGGGGAGCGACACCAACCACCGGGGCCCCGCCCTGCTGGGCGAGGTTCATAGCCATCGGGGAAGTCATCGGGCGCTGCGGCACACCGCCCGGACCAACCATCCCGCCTGCAGCATAGGACTGCGTGGGCATAGCCAACATGCGCGCCAGCGCAGGCGGCAGATCAAGCGATGCCGTGGACGGACGCTGCGGTACACCGCCTTTGCCGACATAGCCACCGGCCTCATAGGTCGGGACTCGCGAACGCTCTGCGTTGCGGCGGCTGACTTCCTCACCGCTCAGCCCGTCGCCCCCACCCTGATTGCCGCTGTCGATGGATGTGGCAGGTGGCGTAGCCACGGGCGCCAGAGTAGCGACCGACCCCGGACCGCTACTATCGTCACGAGCGGTACCGGGCGCACCCAGTCCCGCAAAGTAGTTCGGCCCCGGCGTGGCGGCGGCACCAGCCGCCCCCGGACCGCCGCCATTAATCATGTCGGCCATACCAGTGTAGCCACCGGTCAGGGAAGTAAACAGGCTGCCGCCGGTGCCGCCACCTGTCTGGCTGCCGACCCTAAGGCCCGCAACACTGGAAATTTTACCGCCAGACATCGGGTCAGGCAACCCAAAAGCCCCAGTGCCACCGGTGTTGCGCGTACCAGTGCTGTAGTCACCACGTGCAATCTGCGCCTCCACGGTCCCCTTCAGGTGAGAGGGGATTGGGGTGCCTTCTTTCTGATACGCGTCGACGGCGTACCGTGCAGCGCCTTCCCGGTTGCGCTCGATCTGCGCAACTTTCTGCGGATCAGTGACTACCTTGCCATTGACCGTGACACTCTTGGTCGTTGTTGGTCCCTTTGCCATGGTCAGCTCCTCAGCTGCGAGATCAGAGTGTTAACCGCCGCGCGCAGCTGGGCGACATCACTCGTTAGTAGTTGCACATCGCGCACCAGCGCTTGGTAGTCCGCCAGAGACGGCACTTGCGCGCCGCTAATCGTGAACCCAGCCCCTACGGCAGAGACTGACCGTATCGTAGGTTCGGGCGCACTCGCGATGGTTATAGCAGATTTTACCACGGCGCGGCTAGAGGAGTCCTGTTCACCACGAGTGCCGACTAGGAGCTCTATGTTCTGCTTCATCGCGCTAAGGATGCGGTACTCCCACTCCTCGACGCCAACCTGCGGCAGACTGGGTATGCCTGTAAAGCGAGCCATCAGGACCCTTTCAGCGAAGTGGGTGTTTCACCAAGGTGGACAGCGCGGACGCGGACAGTACCGCTAATCTCGACCTCGTAGGTGTCAGTCTTGTACCCGGCAGGCAGACGGAACACGTCGCTATCGGCACGCGTGGTCGTCAGGACCAATGAGCGGTTGGCGTACAATTTGAAAGTAACCGGCTCAACCACGTCCCACGTAACGTCGGCCGTAATCCACGTGGAGTCCCATTCACTCCACACCGGAGACACAGTCACACCGGTGTAGTCAGCAACCACGCGCGCTGCGCCCATATTAAACGGCTCTTGCGACACGAAGACCTTGGACTTCCACGTGTAGTCCGAGTTGGGCTGCGCCGGATCATCCCATAGGACAATATCGCCATCGGTGCCGGTCACGTAGTAAAGCGCCCCGGTCAACGGGTCGAACCATGTAGCCGTGAAGGTGATGTTGTAGGTGATGAAGTCGCCCGGATTCTGACCGTCTTGACTGCGGCGGTAGAAGAACGACCCGGTGCTGTGTGAGCCAAAGTAAAGGCTGTCATAGAACACAGCGGTGATAGTAGACGGATCAAGGGCGGCGTTCCACGTGTCTGGACTATGCGCCGGGGCCGTAACAATCTGCACCCCGCCGGTGAAAGAGGCCAAAGCCAGCCCCTCATGGGTGGAATACATAACACCCACATCGGTCTGGACGATGCTGCGCTTGCTAAGGCACGGATAGTTAGTGGAGTAGCGGCTGGTCGACAGAACGGCGGGGTCCGACCCCGAGATGACGTAAGGGTACCCTTCAGTCATGACCAGCAGGTCGCTGCCCAGCGCCACCAGCCCGACGATGTTGTATTCCAGCGAAATCTTGTACTTCTCTGGCCACGCATGGAACTTGTTCGGCTCAGTGAAGTAGACGTCGTTACCCGTAAAGCCGACCATCAGGTTGTTCTGGATAACCGTCAGACCCTGCAGGTCCGCAGGTGGCGCATCAAACTCGTTGGAGTCCAGTACGGTGGTCAGGCTGCGGTAGTTGAAGTCGTCGGTGAAGTCGTAGGACCCATCACCCCAATACCGTGCGGCATCCGTCGGGGGGTTCTCCGCCACGTCGTAGTAGACCGTGCCAGTGGCAGCGGTCGTAGCCGTATCAGAACCTGCCTGCGCATAGGTTATAGTGAACTGGTCTGGGGTAGTGGTCACTACCCCACCCGTGATGTCGAAACCGGCCACGCTGCAGCCCGAGAGTTTGAACCGGTCGTCCTTAATGAACTTGTGCTGTTCAGAGAACTTGAGTGTCACAACCCCCGAGGTACGGCTGACAGAGGCAATGCCCTGCGGGAACCACAGGGTAGCCAGCCGGAAGTAATCAGCCTCCGCCGCATCCGCAGTGGTAGCTAGGGTACGATAAAGCCTGATGCCGCGGATGAAGTTGTCGCCCGCCGGTCTGGCGGTAGGCAGACCAGAGATCGTGACGATCTGGCCCTCCTTGATGAAGATGGCGGTCGACGGTTCGGACCCGATCGACTCCTCGTCCCATGGGGTATACCACGTGTACAGGTAGGTGCGTGCCTGCACCAATCCGCCAAGGTCGACCTTACCTTCGGAACTGGTAGTGGTAGCCACCTGCGCCCCGGGGGAGAAGTACGTGATCGTCGTCGGGTTGATGACCGTCACCGTCGTAGTGATGTTGAGATCGCGAATGTCCCAACGGCAGTTGCTTGAGGCGATCGTACCCGAGACCGTGTCAGTCACGGTGAAGGTGTTGGTTCCGGTAACGGTCACAGTGTAAGAGTTCGTGGTCGCACCACCAGACGTGAACTCGATGTAGATACGGGTACCTGTCACCAGACCGTGGTTGTTAATCGTCACCGTGATGGTATTCAGGGCCCGAGTATAGGTACCCGTACGGTAGGAAAAACCGGAGATGGTGGCGAGTGCGCCGTCTTTGAGATTGTGCGCCGTACTTGTCGTGAGCGTCACGTTGCCACCGCCGTCGCGGGCGAAGGAGGCCGACGTGAGAGATGAGAAGGTAGTTGGTGTAGCTACTGGCTGCGCGGTCGGCAGCGGCAGCCCTAAATTGTAGTACCCACCGGCGGACGGATACGGCGCTGCACCAGAAGTGGCCATCGCGTAGGTGCTAACCTTGGGCGCACCGTCGCCCGTGTAGTAGAACCGCTGTTCGCCCAACTCGTCCGCGGCAGGGGTGGCGATGTCGACCTCATTGGCCCACGTCAGCCACTTGCGTTCGGAAGTCACCGGATCGCGCAGCGCGTAGAGTGTTCGGATCGTGCCTGTGCGGCCCGCCGCAGCGGCCACGACAGGCGTCGGGGTAGGAATAAGATCGCCGGAGTATAGTTTAACGCCCTGCGCAGTCTGCGCAGCGGTGCCCGGAAGTAGTTCGGGTGCCACACGTGGGAGCGTGCCCCTAAACTCGGCGATCTTAGTCGTGGTCACTTCTTGGTGGCCTTCTTCATGCACTTGCCCATGGCAGCGCATTTCTTAGGTGCAGGGCACCCCGGGCAGGGGGTGAACTTCGGAGCCGGTTTCTTCATTTGCAGAACTCCATCCGCTTCTCGTTGTGCGACGTTACACCCGCCAACAGCGAGGGATCGTTCGCTGCCAACCAGTCTACCACGTTGTCGCTGCCGTAGTATAGCGTTTCAGTCCAGTCGCACTCACTTGTCGTTGACGCCACGCACCCAGCGACGGCTACGAGACTTGAGAGACTCACGATCAAGAGCTTCGACCTCATTCTCGATCTCCTCTGCGCGTCGAACAACCCTCAGGGATCGCTCGACGGTGGCCAGTTTGATGTCAGCCTGCGCCGATTTTCTGCCACCAAACCAGCTTGTTGCCAGCGAGAGAGCATGAAGAACCGGCCGCAGGAGGGCGGAGAAAAACGCCTGCCAGATCATTCTTTGGCGCGCTTGGAGTAGATCGACCACAGTGCAGCGGCGAGAGTGGCAGCGGCGCCGCCGACGGTCGCAACGGTTTCGGCGTCAGTGACACCCTGACCCACAAAGTACCCGCCGAGGGCGGCAACGATGGCGCGAACGACGCCTGCGATCTGATCACCAGTCATGGCAGTCTCCTACTTTGCCGGATAGACCCGGCGGTCCAGTTCCCAGTGAGGTCCATCACGGAACTTCACCCAGTCGCCGCCCCATACGATGGCGACGTCTTCCTTGTCTGCGGCAGCCTTAATCACGACAGCCAGCTTGTGATACAGCGGCCACGCATACATCTCTTCCGACTCGACCTTACCGTCCTTGTCGATGTCCACATAGGGCACGAGGTCCACGGCATGGCCCGTCAGGTGGCGGCTGTTCAGGGTCTTCGACGCGCCGATTCGGACAAGCTCCCGCTGCCGCTCAATGGTGCGTAGGCCCTCGGTGATGATGAACGGGAACGGGGCGTCCTGCAGTGCACGGTCCATGACTCGGCGGAGCTCGGGGCGAACGCCTTGCAGGTTCTTTAGGCTCCGCTGGTCCCACTGCCGCATGTCAGCCACCAGTGGTCTTGATGATGTAGGTCATGCCCGCGCCAACGATGAGCCAGAAGCCCTTGTCGATTATGTGGTAGACGACGCCACGCTTGGTAGAGGTCTTCTCGACCTCGGCAAGACGCTCGTCGATTTCCGACTGCGCCTCGTCGTACCGATCCATGCGCTTAAACAGCGTCACCATCCGCTCCTCAATGCGGGCCATGGCCGTCACGACCTTGGTTAACTCGTCGATCTTGTCCCCGAGTTTATCGAGGTTTTTCTCAATGCGGTCGAAGCGCTGATCGTCAGCCATGTCACCTAACTCCGTAGAAGCGAACAGTGCCAGCGGCAAAGTTTGTCGTAGTCATTGTCACAGTGAAGGTGGTGGTCGCATTGCCAAGGGCAGTTCTTCCGCCGCTGTTAACTAGAGCAAAAAGCAGTTGTGGAAGAGCCGCTGGGGTGATGACCTGTGACACCCCGAAAAAAAGACCCGTCTGAAGATCAAGCGTCCAGCTTCCATAAATCCTAAAAGCAGCCGTTGTCCCAGTAGCAACGAGACCTAGGCCAAAAATATTGAACGTCCCAGAAGTAGCAGAGTTGTCGCCAACACCATCAACAACTGCCGTGACAAACTTGTACGGAGTCAGGTCCAAAGTGGGCGTGGTGTAGGTGTTGCCAGTGACCGTGGTCAGCGTCGAAAGCAACACAGTAGAGTTTGCAGTGATTGACTGAAGCACACGCTGAGGTGTCATCAGCTTAGTAGTATCAGTGCCGGCCTGTGCCTCGGCTTGAGATGCCACGACCGCCGCAATGGTAGGGTTGCCAGCCACACCGTCGCCGTCCGTTACAGTTATCTGGTTGGCTGTACCAGTAAGTGTGCGCACTGCAGCAGTTCCCGCCCCCGTGCGGGCGATGATACCATTAGCCGAAAGGCCAGCGAGTGCTGTCAGATCAGAGTCAAGCGCCTGCTTGGCATCCAACTGCGTCTGGATAGAGCTAGTCACCCCGTCAACGTAACCGAGCTCGGTTGCCGTCAAACCTGCCGGTGTACCGGCCAGCTTGTTAATCTCAGCCGTCGTCGCCGTCACCCCGTCAAGGATGTTAATCTCTGCGGTCGAGGCGGTAACCCCGTCGAGGATATTGATCTCCGCGGTCGAGGCGGTCACCCCGTCAAGGATGTTAATCTCCGCAGTGGAGGCAGTCACCCCGTCAAGGATGTTGAGTTCGGCCGTGCTCAGCAACGCCCCGTCTAGGATGTTGATCTCTGCCGCGGAAGCAGTGACGCTGAACTGCGCCAAGTCCACCGTGTCGGCAGCATCTTGTGCGGCGTCCAGAACGCTGGCAGCAGTAACCCGCATCTCGATAGTGGACCCAGCAGCAAAGGTCCGCGCCGTCGTGCCCTCGGCGCCGCGTGTTGCAGTCAGCGTGTCCGTCGCCCGGGCAGTGACCCGCACGATCTCGTAGTTGCCAGCCGCGTCCTCGATGGTGGCATAGAAGTACTCACCCGCGCCAAGCGCCGGGAACCGAGCACCGTGGCCGACGGGCAAAAGGATGGTCGTACTACCAGACAACACCTCCGTGCGGAGCGATGACCGGACGTTGTTGCTTAGTTTGACTACCATCTTATCCTCACGCGAACTTCGGGAACTGGGCAGTGACAGTGCCGCGGGTGTTCATCAGGTTAGCCCGGGCCCGGCGCTCCGTCAGTGTAAACAGCGCCTGCTTGGCATGGTAGGAGGCCAACTCGCGGTCAGTCCACGACACACCGGGCATAACCAGAAGGTGCTGCAGCGCGGAATGCACAATCGGCTCTTCCAGTTCGTTCAGGATCGTTTGGTCCATGCCCGCCGCAGTCCGCGTTGGCTTGAGCGCGTAGAACATCCGCACCATGTACGTGTCCTCGCCATCGGGTAGCGGCAGTATGATGTACCGATCGGGCGTCAACTGTGTTACCGACCGCGGCTGCGCGGCCGCAGCAACGATCGCGGGGGGCAGGACAAACTCAGAGCCCGGGTTGAATTCGGTCTCGTCGTAGACATCTGACCCGGTGTAGCTGGGCGGAGTAAGGCTCCAAACGACTGACGGGTCTTCTCCGCTGTAGATGTCCGCCCATTCAGGATAGCTATCTAGTGCCTGCTCTAGCGTCAGTACTTCGAGCGGGCTGTCGTTAACCGACACGCGGAAGACCACGTGAACCTCGGTATCCAGAGGCTTCTGGTACTCGTAGTCGAATACCCCGGGCAGCAGTTGGAACTTGGGCTGGGCGTAGCGCCATGCCAGTGTGCGCTCACAGACACGGATTGCTGCGTCGCGGATATGCTGCACAGCCAGCGGCTGCGGGCAGCCGGGCACCGACGGCAGCACCTTAGGCAGTACGTCTGTAAACGCGCGCGTAGGCATCAGATCACCTCACCCTTATCCATCCCGGCGTTCTTCGTATCGGTCACCTTGCGGCTCTGGAGGTTTGTCCCGAGTTGCTGCACAAAGCTGTCGTAGAATAGTTTGGCACGGCCAGACTGGACATGCTCGTCGTCGATCGACTCGGCGAGGAACACAACACCGTCAACCAGAGCGGGGAAGTACACGTCTGATATGAAGCCTATCGTACCGGTCAGTAAGTAGTCCGGCGGGCTCTTCGTGTACTCTCCAACAAGTACTACCCCCGCCGCGGGGCGGGGGTAGAGGAAGAACCGGTCAGGATTCTTCACATGGCGCATGAAGTTTACCGGTTGCCCGGCGGCTTCCTGCATCCAATTCGGGTAGTTACGGTTCATAGTCTCGCGATCAACCTCGTTGATTGCGGCACCGTTCTTTACTTGGAAGATGTCCAGCAGGCGCACAGCGTCAGCAGGCAGTGACTGCACTGCGGAACCTGCAGTGGTCGAAATATCCACGATCTCAGAGAAGAGGTCGGGGCGCAGAATGGCCATGCGCTTGAGCGTCTGGTTGACATAACCGAGCAGCACCGCGTCGCTGTAGCGATACGGTAGCCCCTCGTCTTGTACGATGCGCCGAACCTCGACTATGACATCAGCTGGTGTCATTCAGGCAAGTTCCTCGATGCGTCTGCCGACAGTTCTGGCGAACTATACACAGGCTCAGTCAGGTTGTCATCAGCCACGAGCTCGATCTTCTTGGTACGCCGCTTGGCTTTCTCCATCACTACCGGTGGGGCGAACCGCTCCGGGAATGCTTCTTCCTCAGTGACTTCCTCGCACAGTGGGTTCTTAGCGAGGATAGGGTGCCACCCGTAGATGAACCCGTCGATCTTGTGGCGCAGATACTTCGTCATTTTTTGCCCTTCTTGGCGACGCCCTTGATGGTGCCCTTGTTTTCGGAGGCGTAGAACACACGCTCCCCCTTCTCCTTGCCATACTCCTTCTGCATGGCAGCCTTGATCTTCTTGCCCTTGGCGTTCAGCGGCATGTCACTTCTTCCTCTCGCCCGACGGTTTGACTGGCCACGACTTGCGGGCCGGACCGGTCTTCTTCGCCGCCATGGAGCGTTTCTCCGCGGCGGTCATCTTGGCAGCGGCAGCGGCCGGGCGGCAAGCAGGGTACGCGCGTGAGGACTTCTCAGCCCCGGAGCGCCCACACTCCTTGCCGGTCTTGGTGTCGACCCACTTCTCGCCGAACCACTTGCCCAGACCGCCCTTGCTCATTTCTTCTTCACCCGGTTATCCGGGCCGCTCCATCCGCCGCCGCGCTTCTTGTACTCCTTGGACGCCCATGCGTTGGCATAGGCGCTGGGGTACACGTCGAACTTGGCCTTGGCCTCTGACTTGACCTTGGACCACAGAGACGGGTTGGTCGGTTTGGGGCTGGCCATGTCAGCAGTTCCACGCCCGGAGGCTTTTATTGATGCGGCTGTTCGGGTCGTTGGCCGTCTTCTTCGACGTCAGCTTCTTCTTCATGCCTTCCATCCGGGCGCAGAAGCTGTCGCGGCGCGGGCCGCCCTCCGGCTGCGGGGCCTTGAGCCCGGGCTTACCCGGGTTGGCCTTGTTGTAGCTGGCTCGACCCTTGGCGTTGAGGCCACCCTTCGGGTCCTTACCTTCTTTGCGGGTCCACGCCGGTGTCTTGGCCATTACGCGATCCTCTCAGCGGTGATGATAGCGGATGGGATAGCGGGGGCGATAGCCCCGGCTGCTGTGTGATCGAGAGTCACAGCCACGTTCTCCGGCAGCCACAGGACTTGGACGTACTGCCCCGCCGTCACGGTGAGATAGAAGATGATCTGGAAGAAGGTGGTCCCGCCGTCCGTCGCTTTGGGCACCGTGACCTTAGTAGCAGACCTGTCGATGTTCGTGCCGTCGAGTGCCAACCAAACAGTTACGTCGTGGTCGGCGGTGTCAGAGTTCGCAAGCTGCAGGTTCGGAGCGACCATGTAGGTCCCGGCTGCGGCGAAGGTCAGGCGCGTCAGGTTAGCCCCGTCGGTCACCATGGTAATCCCCGCGCCACTGATCTCGGTGGTGCCGAACTTAACCGCGGTCGCAGCAGAGGTGCTGCCAGTCTGGTCAGTGATATCGGAGAAGGAGGCGAAGGCCCGGCCGGTGACCGTGCTGAAGGGCACCTTACCGCTAAGGATGTCGACGTTGGTGATGTTCACCTCACCCGTGCCCTTGGGTGTGATGTTGATGTCGATGTTGGTATCGGTGCCGTCCGCAGCCAGCGTGTTGCCATTCAGGTTGACCCCGGCCGCAGCAGCGCCGGTAGCCAGCGTCGTAGACTCGACGAGCGTCATACCGGTGAAGCTGCCGGGGAACGAAACCCCGGTGATCGTGCCACCAGTGATGTTGGCATTCCCGATGACGACCGCGCCAGTCCCGTTTGGACTTAGTACAAGGTTTCCGTCCGTGTTCGTAGTTGACACAGTGTTGCCGTCTAGGCGGATGTTATCCACCTCAACACTCGCGGTGCCGACTTTCATTGCGGTGGCCACGCCAGCCCCACTGTAGACGGTCTTGGCCGTGGCTTCCGGCCCGCCGTCAACATGTAGCAGCTGCTGGAAGCTATCCTTAGCCTTTACGTTCGTCAGGTTTGTCGCCATAGCCCACCTCTTCGTGTAGTGGGGGCCTCGCAGCCCCCACTGTTGTTAGACAAGGACGTAGTCGAAGATCACGTCGATGTGCGTCGCCGTCGTGACGTTGCTGCCCGTCTTGCCGACAGTGATGGCCGTACCCGCGTCGTTTGCGGTGTAAGATGCGCCATCAGCAAGAACCGCCCCGCCAGTGCCGCCGTCTACGAGCACCGTGCTCTGCGTCAGGTTGGCCTGCGCATAAGCGACGAGCTTGCGAGAAGTGGTCGACGTGCCCAGCACATCAACCGTGGTCACTGCACCGGCAGCACCGCCGACGGCGATGGCCTTGCAGGCAACCATGCGGATCGCTTTGCCGGAGACGGCCGGTACCAGAGTAGCCCCGGCGTTCACTTCAGCGATCGTGAAGCGCCGGCGCACGTTCATGATAGCCCCGGCGATAGCCGCCGACCCCGTAACAGTCAGTGACTGCAGCGTGGCCTGACCGCTGTTGATAGTGACATTGTCTTGCGAAATGCCAGTGTAAACACCCATGTTCAGTCTCCTTTGTTGAGGAGATGGGGGCCGAAGCCCCCATCATCAGGCCGACGGAACAACGCCGAGGTCAGCACCCATGTTGACCACCGCCAGCGAAATCTTGACGCGTGCAACGTCAAGGCTGTTCGAGTTGATGGTCATCAGGATGTTGGTATCGACTGCGCAGTAGTAGGCCGTCGCGTCGGCATAGCCGCCGGTGGTGCCCACTGCCGCATTCAGATCGAAGCCGTCGACCCAGAAGTCGACAGTGCCCCCGCCGATGCCGACGTCGATGTTACCCGCGGCGCCTTCTGCACGGACCAGCGTCGCAACGCCGGACAGTACGAAGGAGCCTTTGGGCAGGACGCCGATCACCAGCGTGTCGGTAGCAGCCAGTGCGGTAGCACCGGCAGCCGTGCGCGCAGCAGCGATCTTGCGGAAGTCGATGTCGATCTCCAGCACGCTCACGCGGTCGGTGTAGTTGGCGGTGAAGCCAGCCGAGTTCTTGTAGAACCCGAGGGAGTCAGTATAGGCAACCATTGTTGTCCCTCCTTATGCGAACTGGACGACGGCTTGCGTCAGAGCTTCCGACTTCACAACCTTGTAGCCGTACACCTGCAGCCCGCGAACGATGTTGCCGAAGGTGGATTCCGCACGGAGCGTTTCCATCTCGGTCATCTGCGAGGCGAACGTGAAGCCCATTTTGTGACCTGCGATCAGCGAGGTCTTGCCGGACGAGACGTTCAGGTTGTGCGACACGTAGAGCGTGAAGCGGTCGATCATGCCGAGACGGCCGTTGCGGATCGGGGTGGTGCCGTCACCGGTCAGCGAAGCGTCCTTCAGTTCCGACTTCTTGATCAGACCAGCCATGCGGGCCGGGATGACGAGGAAGCGGTCCGACTCCGGCACGTTAGCTTCGTCCAGCACGGTGCCCATGTCGACGATCAGATCGACGACCGGGGTGGTGGAACCAGCGCCGTCCTTGGTCACGGTCAGCGGAGAGCCGGTCGTGCCGAGGTTGAAAGCCGCCGACTGCTGACCAGCAGTGGCGCCCTTGTTAGCAGCCGCGATGCCCGGGAGCAGATCGGTCAGCACACGCTGGTCGATCTTGATCTTCATCTGCTCGGAGGCGTCCTTCGACCACATGTCCATCAGCTTGACGTCCGACTGGATGCGGTCGATGTCGTCTTCGACGCAAGCGAAGTAGTCGCCCTTGTCGATGACAAGCTGCAGCTTCGGAGCATCCGGGTTCTCAACGGTCAGGTTCTGACCCTTGACGTAGTCACGGATGGTGATGTTGGGCTGGGTACGGATGTTGACCGTATCGCCCATGCGGCGGATTTCGCCTTCGTAGTCGGTGTTCGAGATCGCTGCGAGCACGGTGGCGTCGTAGAAGTTCTCGATGAGTTTGCCCGACCAGATTTCGGGGATGAAGTTCCCCGAGTAGTCCGGGCGGCCGGCGGAGACAGGATAGCCCATGTGGTGTCCTTTCACTTAGGCAGTTTTAGGTGATACGACCCTCTCGCTGTGCAGCGAAGATGTCGCGCTCGATCCGGTCACGCTCCTGCTCCCGACCTTTATACACACCACGACGAACATCGTCAAAGAACTTGGCGACGTCAGTGCGTGAGAATGACTTAACGTCGTTACCCACAGTAGTAGTCGCAGTAGTGCGACCACGCCCGGGGGCAATTTGACGTTCGAGTTGGGAAGCAGTTACGGTCCGAGTTTTCTGAGCAACAGAACCGCTATTCATAGACTGCCACGTCCGGAAGAAACCTGCGACTCGCTTCGCGTCGAGTTGTCCCTGCGCCGCATCGAGGTAGGTCTGACGGGTCATGCCCGACAGAGGATCAACCTCCAGCAGCCAGCTGTGAAAATCCTGATCGGCGTTAATCTCACGCCAGTCCGGGACTTCCGCCGACAACTCCGACCAGAACATTTGCTCGGCGTTCAACGCCTGACGCTGGACCACGCCCTCGACCTTGGGGACGACGTTGGCCTGCAACTGCATGACCATCTTTTCAAGTCGGGCGATCTGCTGGTTAGCCGCAGAGACTTCCTCGCGGGCAGCCCTCCGCATAACCTCGATCGAATCGCCGTACTCTTCCACGTCCTTGTTGGTGATGAGCTTCTCCGCCGCAACCTGTGCAGGTGACTGCTGGGGAGCAGAGAGCGACGACAACAGCTGTTCTAGCTGCGTGACGCGTTGGCCCAGTTGATTGTTCTCTGCCCGGAGGCGAGTAGTGTCAGCGTTGTACATTCCCTGAAGGGACCGCCAGCGCTGTTCGTAGGTCTGTTCTTCCTTGGGGGTACCGGATCGCCCTTGCTCGGCGGGCGCCGGTTCAGCGACAACCTCACCCGCACCGTCGGCAGGCTCAGCCTCAAGGACATCAGTCCCCGCCGCGGCGGTGCCGGGCTCGGGGTTAAGGTCCTCATACAGCTTTGCAACAGCCTCGGACTGCTTGCGAATTTGTTCTGGAATAGCCATCGTGAACGCTCCTCTCGGGTGTGCGTGGTGGATCAGCTGCCCCTACGGGGCTTTGCTGCTAAGTCAGGGGACTCGCTCATGAGCCGAAATAGCTCAGTCAGAACCTGACACCGCCCCTGTGCAAGTGTCACGTTCTGGGCTCCAACGCTGGGCAGCCGTTCAAGCTCAGACATCCGCCACTCTCCCATCCACTCTAGGAGGACTGGGTATTGACGGACGCTGTTGGCCAGCGCGTGGATTACTTCGGGGGCGGCCTGCTTCACTGCGGCCCCCCGTTTATTAAGTTGGTCCCGCCAGCGGGTGCACCAGCGAGATCGGTATTCTCCATGGCGGGCTGACCGCCGCCGGGTGCGGGCATCTGCGACGCCGTAGCAGTACGCGCCTTCATCGCCAGCTTCTCGCGCGACGGAACGATGTCGTCGACCGGCATCTGCAGGCCCTTAGCCACCTCACGCAGCAGTGCTGCGCGGCCGTCGGTGCCGATGATGTTGATGTCGAACTCGTTTGCAGTCGCGTTAAGGAACTCCACGCGGCGAACGTTGACCGTCTCCTTGACCGCGAGATTCACTGCCCCGCGCGCCACGACCTGTGCGTCGCCCTTAATGGACTCGTCCGGATCATAGCGCATGTTGTAGACAAACTGCCGGTGCACGATGGTCTTGAGCACGTCGTTGTCGATGTGCATCACTACCTGCCGGATGCCCTTGCCTGCCGAGCCCATCAGCATGGACAGGCCGGAGGCTGTGCGCCCAGCCCCCTGCACGTTGGTGTCCCCGTAGATGTAGGCCGGGATGCCGCTGTGGTCGTCAGCCATGCGAGAGAACCGGTCGTAGACCCCGACCAGTGTGTTGGCGTTGTCGTTAGGCTGGTTGAACCGCACCGCCGGAGCGCTCGAACCCAGCGGATCGTTGAGTACTTGCCAGATTTTCCACGGGCGTAGCTGGGTGATGTCCTCGTTGGGCGGCAGGCGTTCGAGGTTGACCTCGACCTGCGGACCGGAGGCGATCGCCATGTTGTTGACCAGAGACCGGGCAGCCGCGTTACAGACGTTCTGGATGTCCTCGATGATCTCGGGGATACCCTTGCCCCAGAAGGCGCCGGGTTGCTTGATGAACGACGTCTTGGCGTAGGGCTTCTCGCCCAGCGGGTCGTAGTTCAGCACAGCCTTGATGATGTAGTTACCCACCGCCCAGATGTTCGCGTCGTACTCGCGATCCGGATCGGGGACCTCTTCCTCGGACATGCCCCACTCTTGGAGCATCCGGCCGTTGATCTTGCCCCAGAACTCAAGGGCGTCGTAAACCTCAGTCGGCCGCAGTTCTGTGTGGAACTTGCGTTCCGCATCTTCGCGAGAGTCTTTCTGCCACTCCTGCACCCACGACTGAGTGTTGCCGATCTCAAGGACCTTGCGGATGGCGGCGTCGTCATAGCCCGGCACGCCGATAAGATCGGCCATCTGGGTGCGAGTCATCTCGTGGTACTCGAAGATGTACCCGTCGTTGATGCGCGTGATCCCCGGCTCGGGGTAGATGTTGAACGGGCTGACGCGCTCGTACTCCGGGGCGATGCGCTCACCGGGCTGCAATGTAGACCCAGACCACTTGAGGTAGCGCTGACGCCGGACGATCGGCCCCTTGATGAACGCCGCCGGGAACGTGACGAGATCGGTGATGAACTCGTTGAACGCATCGGCCCAGCCGCCTTGGACGAACTGGTCCTCGATCTTGATCCGCATCCGGTCGACGCGATTCTGCGCCGCCTGCAGAATTTTGAAGCGGAACTCCTGCCCCACCACTTCCTTGAGCTCGGCAAGCTGGGCGCGGCTAGGTGCCTGCCCACTACCTTGGAGAACCTCCATGACCCGTTCAGCGAAGGCAAGCTGAAGCTCCTCCGCCTCTTTGGGCGACAGGTCCGGGATTGGGGTGGGCTGCAGGTCCCACGGGGGCGTGCCGCTATCCAGCAGGATATCGCGCAGCCAGCTTTCAGCCGCCCGGCACTTGACCTCGGTGATCATCATGTAGACCTCGGAACCACCTTGGTCCTTGATCGCCTTGAGCGTATCGGCCTCGTACTCGCCGTTCCGCTGCCGCATGGCCTTGAGCATGATGTCAGTAATCGGGTCCCGAGCGATGCGTGCTGCGTCCCAGCACTGCTTGAGATAGGCCGTGATGCCAAGCATGACGGGGCTAGACTGACGGTCGGCAAGTTCTTTCTCAGCCCGCTCCCGCTCGGCGCGAACGAGTTGGTCGTTACCGACGACGCGAAGGAGTGTCAGACCAGCCATAATGCCTTATACCTCACTGTCCATCCGTTGTATAGGCGGTCAGCCCCATCAGGGCCAAAGCCTCCGGGCCGTTAGGTCCGCTCAGTGCCGACAGGTTCCCGGGGATGGCAGGGAACGGATCAGTTGAGTAGACCAGAGCAGCCTGCGCGCGGGCAGCGGCCACCATGTCGATGATCTGGTCCACGTCCCATGCAGGGCGCACAAGGGGAGCCTGCGCGAAGGTGATCCACTCATCGCGGGCCTCGAAGGACGTGGCGGCGTAGAGGTTGCCTTGGGCATCCTGCCAGTTCAGACCGACGTAGGTGTAGGCGTCAGCGGGGCCAAAGGCGAGGCACATCGCATACTGATTTGCATCTGCGACGAGGGCTTCGGGGGCTGCACATGTAATTCTTGGCATATCAATACGCTCGCGTTTTACCGTTGACCCACGTCTCCGTGGAGGTGATCTGGTCTGCCGTCAGGTTCGCGCCGAAGCGGACGATGAGGGAGAAGATTTGACCGTTGAATGGGTTGGAGGTGCCGCCGCGGCGACCGATGTAGAGCGGGTAGGCGAGGTAATTACCTGTGCCTTGGTCTGTTGTGGATTGAGCAGCTTGGGCGCCATTAATCCGCAGGGTTGCGATGTCTCCAGAGATGTCACCAAGGCCAGTGATGACGTTGGTAATGGGGGCCGCCACGATGGCGTTTGTGTAGTCTGCGCCAACTTGTGCGGCAGACCCGCGTGATCTGAACAAGTAGTTTGGCGCTGCACTGCTTGGCGCAAAAATCGCAAATGCCCCCGCATTGCTTACGACTGCTGCGCTAAGTTCCACTGCCACAGCCCCCGCCGCATCACTCAGCTTCCGCACCCCAGCGAAGACCTGCGCCTTATCGATCCCCGGCGTGATGGTGGGGGTCACAAGGAAGTCATCCACACCATCAAACGCGAGGTAGGACAGCGAGGACACACCCGCTTCGGTCACGTCGTATTGGGTGGTGACCTTCTGGTAGGCCGTGGCGGTGGAGCCGACCTCAAACTGCGCCCTACCAGCGTCAACGATTGTCGCTGTGAGGTTAGATACAGTCGTTGTTGTAAACACCTTGTCGGCATCAAGCATGGCAATAGCAAAAAACGCATTACCAGTAGACACTGCCGTGTAAACGCCGGAAATCCTATAGCGATTTGAGCCTAGCGGCGTGAGGGTTCGGGAAACAAAGTTACCCAAGTTTGAACCTACTGCACCGTTCAATAGGTCAAAGGTGACCCCGTTTCTATAGCCGCCATCGAATACAGCTATGCCAACCCAGCGGTGGCTCACATACTGAACCTCAAAAGAGATTGCGTATGTTTGTCCAGTAGTGAGAGCTAGGCCAGCACTTTGCAGATAGTGGTCAGTGTTGCCAGCCGTTGCCGTCAATCTGGTGTATGCGCTGCCGCTAGACGAAGTCCCGCCGCCCCCAACGGTCCGCGTAAGGTTAGATGCAGTGTTCCATTGTGTAGTCCCAAGATCGTCAGATGCCGTCAGCAAATTCCTCCGCCCACCGACGGGGACAATGCCGTAGATCGGACGGGAGCCTGCCGTGGCCTGCGTGGCGTGGAAACCGGGGAGTTCCTTGACGGAGATGTTGTCGGCAAAATAAGTAGTGCCCGCGACAGCAGTCCCGTTAGACCCGGCCCGGATGTTCTGGTTTACCTGAGTTGCTTGAAACCTAACAACAACCTCTGTGGGCGTTGTGCTGCTGACATTAGCAGAAGACGCAATTCCAGATACGAGCAAATCTACGTTGATAGAGCCAGTTCCACGCCAGATCGTTGCCCTAGCTTCATACCAACGACCAACGACAAGCGTTACAAGCTGGCTTGCTCGGGCTTGCCCAGTACCGTCAGCAGTGATTTGCACAGCGCCAGACACTGACGCTAGTGTGGAGCCTGCTCCCGTCCATCCCGTGGTCCCGCTGGAGAAATCCCCATTTACGATCAACTCCGACCCCAGCACCAGCCCCTTGGACTTATCAAGAGCCAGCGCAACGGACTGACCGGGGGTGGTCACAGGCGTGGTGCCTGCCGTGTCTTGGTAAAGGGTGGCAGACGGGAAGCGTTGGATCACCTCGGTGTTAACGTCAGTGATGCGCTGGTATTCGGTGGCTGTGGAGCCGAGTTCGAGTTGTGCGCCCCAGACGTAGGCGAACTTATTCAGCATAGTGCCAGATGACGTGGAGCCGTTGCCAAAACACACTCCACACACACCAAAGGCATTTGCGGTAGGAGTGCCGGAAATGGTGCAGCGATACCACCCGTTGCCTACTGCGGTGATGGTTCCGGTAGCGTTGGTCTGCGTGCCGACTGCGCCGTTGATGAGGTCAAACCAAACGACTTCCGTGGTGTTCAGCCGCAAGAATGCCCATTGAGCATCGCCAGCTTTCAAATAGGCGCTGCCCGTCGAAGATACGCCAGACACAGCGGGCGCTTGCGATGCAATTGCGCCGCCCGCAGCTTCCGCTGTGATGGTAAATCGGTCTGCGGTATTGCCGCCGAGCGGATCAGCGGTGTTATTGGCCAGAATAGTTGCGCGGGAGATCGTCCAAGCAGCATTATCGAACTGCTCAGTCCACGTCAGCAGGTTCCGACGCCAATCCAAGTTGGCCACGTCAGAAGGGTCGAGCCAAAGGCCCGGCTCTGACAGTGTGAATAGCTCCACTGGGGAAAACGAGACGCCGGACCCCAGCAGTCGCCGACGGAGGTTAAGCAGTGGGAGGTTAAACCCCATGAGAGCCCCTCAGGACCATGACAACCGCAAGTCCCGAGCCAGTGCCGCCGGTGATGGCCGGGCGGACGTAGGCCGCACAGAGCGAGAACTCCCGGTAGCCCGTTGCCGTGAAAGTGATGTTGGTCGTGTCGAGCCCCCGGGCAACCGCCCAGTTCGTCCCGTCGTTGCTCACCTCAAGCGTCACAGTGGAGCCACTGAAGGTGCCCGTGACCTGCACAGAGGCCGCAAGGCCGTACTGCTGCGTGAGCGTGAAGGGGGTGAAGGTGTCACCCGCAGCAATGCCGCTCCAGATAACCCGCGGGACGGAGCGGATGTCCGCGTTTAGCGAAGGTGCAATAAGCGGCATGGATCACCTCAGATGTTCTTGGGCTTGGACGGACCCCGCGGGGTCGTCGGCTTGTTCTTCGGGTTGGCCTGCGGCCGCGGCGACGTGGTCATGCCGCGGTTGGGATTGGCTTTGGGTTTGGGCGACGTGGTCATACCCGGGCCGGGCTTGCCCGGCGGCTGCGCATTGCGGTTGCCCCGTTCGACCGCGCCATACTGCTTGGCGAAGTCACTTCCGGGCTTGCTGGGCGTGGTACGCATACGAGGCTCCTTGCATGGTTGGCGCCACGATACACAACTGCCACTCTTTGCGCAAGGAAAACCCCGCCGGGGGAGGGCCGGCGGGGCGAGTCGAGCAGGTTGACGTTACCATCAACGGGTAGGTGGGCATTATCTATCACGTCCACCCCTTGGAGTCAATGCGCTTAACCTCCCTGCGTTGGTGCATCAACGCGCCACTGTCGAGACTACCAATGTGCAGGCAGAGGTAACTGATGGCGTCCCCGATGTGGCTGTGCTTACCTGCGTCTCCACCCTTCTCCAACCCATCGCCATTCTTCTTAAACCGGTACCCACCCATCATGGCGGCTTTAAGTCTCGTGCAGCTGGGGTCGACTAGGAACCCCGGGTCACCGTCCACCTGCCGCATGAGGTAGTCGTCTACGGCGGCGATGCGCGCCGTGATGCTGTTGGTCCGGGCTGGCATGACCCTGAACCCCTCGGCCTTGATGATGTCGACCGCACTGCGCTCGTCTGTCTGCGCCCTCTGGATACCCGCCGGGTCGACCACCACGATGACCGGCGCCCCCGCGAAGCGTTCGAAGAGCAGGGGCTTGAGCACCGTCCTGACGAAGCGTTGCACCCCCATGTCGTAGCTGACGGCCTCCGCCATGACGAGCGCCCGCCCCCTCGGGTCCTGCTGCCCGATCACAGCCGCAGGCGTGAGACCAAGGTCCATACCAACGATGACAGGCCGAGTGCCGTTGATAATGGGTCGAAGGGTGGCACGTGCCATGTGGTAATCCGGGCGGAAGTATTTGAACACCGGCGTACCTGCGAGGGAGAGTCCGTAGTCACCGTCGATGAAAACCCGGATGTACTCCTCCGAGCGACCTTGGGTGTCATAGTATCCCTCCGGTAGGTTCTCGATGTTCTCTGCATATGGGCTCCGTCCTGACGGTTGCTTGAAGACATCCCACCCGTTGTTGTTGGGGCTGACCCCGTCCTTGGGGTCGATGTGTTCCATCTGGTAGAACCACCACGTATCCATGGTGGGCGGGTTGGTATCCGCCCACATCCCATGCCACGTCGCCCCGCCATCCTTGGCGGAGGGGAATCGGCCGACCCGCTTAGACATCGCGTCCACGATGTCGGGGTGAATGTCCCGGCATTCGTTAAACCACGCGAAGGTCAGTTCGAGAGAGTTCAGGTTGGCCACGTCGTCCGCGTCGTCCAGCGCGCGGAACATAATCTCGCACTCCACATCCCCGACCTTGAAGAAATAGGTCTTGGTGGTGCGCATGAAGTGGCCGCAGACCCCCGGAGGGAACCAGTCGAGGAAGGTCTTGATCGTGGTATCCGAGAGTTGGCGCACGGTCTCACGAACCACAGCGCAGCGGGTCTTGCGCACGCCCTGCTCGTTCGGTTTCTGCTGGGCAGCCCGCCGGACAATCTCGAAACAGCACGCCACGGACTTACCGCTGTTATGGTGGATAGTGCCGTCCACTGTCACGTAGTTGTTTGTATCAAGTACTTGCATGTCCCAATAAGACCGCTTGACAGTCTCGCGCTCTACCTTCAATATGGCCCCGTTGGCATTGGAGGATATGTTACATGCCCCGAGAGTGGAACGAGAATACGAAACAGATCGTGGCGTTGGCCGACGGCCTGAAGACTTCTGCGGAGATAGCAGCCCTAGTGGGGCTGTCCCCCCGCTATGTGCGTAAGGTGATGCTGCGACTCGACCTTCCAAGGCGAGCAGAAGGTGCCCAACCCGGCCGAGCAAATCACCAATTCGCGTCAGGGCGGAGGATAGACCAAGACGGGTACGTGCTCGTAACTGCGCCACAAGACCATCCATACGCCCGGCAGCGTACGAACCGAACCGGTAAGCTGATCTACGAGCACCGTCTTGTGATGGGGCAAACTCTTGGTCGATACCTTCTTCCCGCAGAAGTCGTAGACCATATTGACGGGCTGACGCTGCATAATGCGCCAGAGAATCTACGGCTGTTCCGATCAAATCAGGATCACCTTCATGCGACACTGGCAGGTCGGGGGCCGAACGTATCAACGCGCGGACGTCAGAACACTGGGATAAGGACTGACCTTGGCGCAGAGATCGAGCGCGTCGATATGCACGCTGCCCGTCGAGCACGAGGTGATGTTCGTTTGCGGCAAATTCTCCTTGCCGCGTTGTCACTCGGTATAGATAGTCCGTACCTTTCGGGAACGCTCCACCACACCAAGAAAGCTGGAATCGAGATGTCTTCTCGTTCCACGATACAACGCGCATTGGACGATCTATACGCGCGATGGGAAGCGGACCATACTCCGTAAGGACCAGCGTCTCGGGTGCAACGCACCCGACAGGACCCATGATCACGCGCATCTTGGCGTTGGAATCCATGAATTTCGCGACCGTGGGGGTCGGAGTGTAGGAGATGTCGAGGGCCATCACTCGTCCTCTTGCATTTCAGGCGGCAAGTACCGCCCGTCCAGCAGATTGTGCTTAAACTTCTCGATCAGCCAAAGGCAATCGCCGCCGTCTTTCAGCCCGAGGGTCGCTCGGGCCTCCATGTTGCCGTCCTTGTTCCACCCAATAAGCAAGACGTCGTCGTAGACCCCCAGCGCCTGCTCCAGAACGTTGTCAGCGTCCTTGGCAGCGTCTTTCGGGTAGAACTTCTTGATCTCAGCCATAGACAACCACCGTGTAGAGGGGTTTTCCGCGCTTCGGGCGGGGTATGCGCAGGGCGCGATAGGACTTTTGGGCGGCTTTCTGGGTGGCGATGAACGCCTGCGCCGCAAACAGGCTGTGGAACAGGTGAACTTTAGGTTTCATCGTTGACATCAAAGCTACCTTGGGCTACGGTTGAGCTCATTCAAGGAGGTCATCATGAAGATTACCGCGCTCCCAGAGCAAATAGTGCTACAAAAACTGCTCCGGTACAACCAAGAAACGGGTACGGTGCTGTGGAACCACAGATCGCTGGAGGAATTTGTACCCACCGCTGCGCGTACCCGTGAATGGCAGCAGAAATGGTGGAACAAGCGGTTTGCAGACACCACTGTCGGGTCGCTCAGTGATGAGGGGTACCTCTGCGCTCGCATAATGGGCAACACCTATAAGGTCCACAGGCTCATATGGAAGCTGGTACACGGCGAAGACCCGGATTTTGTCGACCACATCAACGGTGATCGGGCTGACAACCGCCTGTGCAACCTCCGAAGTGTGTCGCGAGGCGAAAACGCCAAAAATGTGGCTACTAGGGGCAACAAATCTGACGCAGTGCTAGGCGTGAGCCTGCGCAACGGCAGGTGGAGGGCACGGATATCCGACTCTGGTAAGCTGATACAGCTCGGCACATTCGATACTATGGCGGAAGCCGTGGCCGCGCGTAGAGCTGCAGAGGTTGCGCTCGACTATCACCCTAACCACGGGAGAAAAAATCACTCGACCTCCGAGTAGTCCGCGCCGTTCAACTCAAGAGGGGCGGGTTTCGCTGTCACATCCAACTGCCTGCCCCCAAGGTTGATGGTAATCGTCACACCTCCGGCACCCCCAATGCCCTCCTCCTTCGGCGGCGTCTCTAAACCGGCCCAGCGTACGACAGATTTGATGAGATCGGCCTTCACCGCAGGGCTAACCACGGGGTCGTGGATGAGCAACCATGAGGTTTTGAGCAGTTCTTCAGCCTGCGCACGCGCCTTGACCCGGAATGTCAGGCCCTTGGTGCGTACTTCTTCCCGGTAAGCCTCGACTTTCTTGTGGAACAGGGTGTCCTTGTTGAACGTCAGCAGATCGGAGGCGTCGAATTCGTGCCGATCCAGCAGTTCGTCGATCTTCTCCCCGCTCCCTTCCAGCAAAAGGGCGAGGTCAAACGCGAACCGGTCGTTCCACTTGGTTTGGACGGGGCTGATGTACATGGGGGTAAAGCTATCATTCAGAGGCCGTTGCGGCAAGGAGGTGCTTAGCGACCGTGGTTGTCGTGAAACCCTAGCTCTGCAGCCTTTTTTCTATACGCTGCGTAAGCCTCTTCGGCCGTGTCGAAACTACCTAGGCAGATTCTACCCATGTTATAGCCGATCCTAGCCTGCCACCTCCCCGACGCAGTACGCGTCACCCCTATATACCCGGATGTATTGTTGCCGTACTTCTTCGTGTTACGAGAGTTTGTAGCTACGCTCACATCACGGAGGTTAGCTATCCTATTATTCTCTGTATCACCATCTATGTGGTCCACACTTTGCTCTGGCCAACTGCCGTAATATAACGCCCAGATGACCCTATGTACGGCGACCTCGCGCCGGTCCTTCACAACAACCCAGCCCCGCAGTTTACCCCAGTTGCGTTTCCACTTTACCGCGGCTGGCTTGCCAGTGGAGACGCGGTACAAAACCCCGCGTTCGGCGTCTAGTGTAAAGACGGCCCGAAGTTCCTCTACGGAAAATGGACTAAGTGCGGCTGTGGGTGGCATGGAGTAACCTCATTTGTGTCAAGTTGTATGCTATTCTTATCCAACGTTAATTGCAATACAAAAAATCGCCTTGTGGTGTAAGGGCCTCCCTACATTAGACGGGGGGTGTAGAATTCTCTGTCCAACCCCCCCGGGGGGTGTCCTCGCCGGCGCCGCGCGGCGCGCGTGCTATATAGTGGCGATTCCGGCCTTTGTGCAGGGATTTTTGACTCTAGCGACGCCGTATGCCATAAACAAATTGTGGTTGATGGGTAGCAGATGAGTAAACGGTCGGGACGGCCACGGTCCCACGCTCTTTGACATCGTTGGAACGTGCATCTGAAACAGTGGTGCTCTGTTAGCACCTTATGACATACACATGGAGAAATGTCATGGCAATGTTTGCAATCGAGCCCGTCACGCTGACCGTCACGCTGACCGTGACCAAAGCGACCGAAGGCGGTCTTCTGGGCGGTATCACCTCGGTTGAGGTGCTGTCCGCCAACGGCGAAGCGGACAATCGCTTCTACGGCTTCGCGGACTACCGCGGCCAGATGGTCCTCAACTTCAAGGCCGAAGGCCGTCCGGCGCCGAAGCCGAAGGCCGACAAGCCCGCGCCGAAGCCGCTGACGGCTGGGCAGAAGGCGATGATCCCGGCCAACGGGACCAAGGGCAAGGGCAAAGCCAAGCCCGCAGCCGAAGCGCCCGCAGCGCCCGCCCAGCCGGACATGCAGGCGATCATCGCAGCCGTCCTCGCCGCGATGCAGAAGTAAAAACAAGGCGGGCCGCAAGGCCCGCCTTCCCTCACACAAAGGAACAGACCTATGAAACTCGAAACCCGCGCAGCACTGCGCGACCGCCAAGCCCGCGTCGACGCCAGCATCAGCAAGATCGGCCAAGAGGCTGCCAGACGGTATCTGGAAGCCCATCACCGGCAGAAGTCCCATGCGCTGCCACTCGCGGCGACCATGGCGGTCGTCTACCTCGTCTCGGTCACCCTCCTCGCCTACCTCGTAGGTTAACACCAGCCCCGCTAGGTTAACGCCTAGCGGGGTTTTCGTTTCTGCTTTACACCACGTGTCTGTCCGTGCAGGGGGCGCTTGCGTGCTGCGTGTGTAAAGTTTGCTCGCATTCGCTCGCCATACGTCGGGGGCCTGTAGCTCTCTACACGTAGTCGCCCCCATCTTTACACACTATACACCACACAGTCGGGGGGCTGCGCTTTACACCCAGTAAGTCATTGATAACAAACAACTATCTAATTTTGCTTTACAAACGCTTTACATTTGTTGCGTTCGTCCCTGCTGCTTTGTATGGTGTAAAGTTTCCACTAAGTCATTGATTTTCCACAAGAATCGGGTTTACACCAGTGTGTGTTTGTATTGTAAACTATACTAACTATCTATATAATACACGTTTTTTGAGAGGATACGCGCAAAATTTCACGCTCTGACTCGGTTGAACTTTACATCTTTACACTCAACCTCTAGTTCCGCCCATTTTAGGGGGGCTATCTTCGAAAAAATCGTAGATATTCTAGATACACCCCAACTAAGCCATTGATTTCCCACACTTTTCACTATCTATTTTTCAAAATCGTGTAAAGATATTTCACCTACTTCCCTGTGTAAAATTTAGATACTTACCCCCCTTCCCCCCAAAATTTGACATCCGCGGCGCCATCCGCCATGTTTCTGGGGCTGGCCGAGCCACAACCAAACCGCTCCGGTCCAGCAAAACTTAACACACAATCAGGGACTACCACCATGGCTACTAGCTGGACCAAACTCGCCGACCTCACCACTGGTCTTTACAAAAAGACCTTGACGGTCCGCCCTTTACACCGTCCTTACCTCTCCCAGCAGGACTGTCTTTACGACTACACCGTCGGTCATGACTTCTTGGTGATCGACCAGTCGTCCCCCCTTAACGACTGTCTGGTCACTGTCTGTGACCGTCACACTCTCAAATCCACCTATGGTGTCAGCCATCTCCACATCCGGTTCAACCCCGGCATGGCTCCTATCGAGGTGGCACTGTGATGTCGCTTCGCTCCGACCCCATCACTAGTTTTACACTCCCCTTCCACCCTGACTATGGTCTGGACAACTCCACGAGAGTGGAAGTGCTGCGGCTGGTCGTAGACTGGAAGGTCTCCCCCATGGAGGCTGCTCGGCTCTACAAACTGCACCCCTCGACCGTCTACAAGTGGCTGGCTGCGGCTGGCCACCCCGCCCCTCGCTTCTCCCACAACACCAAGAAGGACCTCTGAGATGTTCGGTTCCAACCTCCAACTGCCTCGTCACGGCATCCTGTCCTACGAACAGGCCCTCCAGAAATACCACAGCATCGCCCCGATCCGTGGTCGTAAGATCGACATCCGTCCTGTGGCTCAGCGTCGTAACGACAACTTCACCATCCGGCTCAACCCCAAGGACGAGAGCGTCTCGATCCGGCTCTACCACACTGACATCATCACCTATCACAAGGGTGGCACTATCGACCTCGAACCCTACGCTTCTCGGCTCACTGACGATGCCGTCCGTGGCATCTTCCGTGGTGTTGTCCAGCCCAGCTACACCTGCCCTACTGGCCCGGTTCTCTGGGCTACTGACGCTGACGGCATCCGTCGTGGTTACTACACCCCTGACTTCGCCTCGTTGGACAAGGACCATCGGCTCATTGCTGGGTCTCAGCCCTTCACCAGATACCGGGTGGATCGTAAAGCATCCAAGGACGCTTACCACACGTCGGGGTTCAACCAGTTCTCCCTGTGGCTACGGACTCAAGTTCGTCTCGGTCTGGACCCTCGTCAGGGTAGGTGGCGCTACTCTGCTGCACAAGTCACTGACAGCACCGTCCGGTGCCTCGACGAGGTGGATCGTTACCCTGACATCGTCCGTGAGTGGTCCACTTTCCATGCTGTCGACACTCAACTGGCTGCGGTGCGGCTCCAAGTCCAGCGTTTCTACGACACCGTGACCACCGAGGAGGTGCCTTACGTCAGCAGCTGGCGGGAGTTGACCGCCATCGTGGCTAGCAGCCGGAGGCTGGGATAACGTCGAAACAGGGGGTTCGCCCCCCGTCTGTCGTGGTTGGCTACCACGGCACTGATGAGACAAGCCGAAACTGTGCTGCCGCTCCGCGGAGCGGACAGCCACAACACCAATGGAGACATACACAATGCGTCCCACACTTCTGTCCGACACTCTCAAGGACCTCATCTCGATCAACCGCACCACGGCGATCGAAGGCGCTCCGGGGGGTGGTAAGACCACCCTTGTCCGGTCTGTCGCTGACAGCCTCGGTCTGCACTACATCGAGAAGCACCTGCCGACCATGCTGGTCGAGGATTTCGGCATCCCTGTCATTGGCAAGGAGACCCTGACCTACCAAATCCCCGACTGGTTCCCCTCCAAGGGGTCACGCTACGACGACGGTCGTGGTGGTGTGCTCTGCTTCGACGACCGGAACCAAGCACCTGCCGACATCCAGAAGGTTCTGGCTAACATCTGCCAAGCACGGAACCTCCACGGTGTGCCTATGGCAGAGGGCTGGACTGTCGTCTCCACTGGTAACCGTCAGTCTGACCGGGCTGGTGCCAACCGTGTCCTGTCCCACCTCTCTGATCGTGAGACCACGCTGGAGTTCGAGACGCATCTCGACGACTGGTCTGGCTGGGCCCTTACCAACGGTGTCAAGCCTGAGGTGGTGGCCTTCATCCGCTTCCGTCCCGGTCTGCTCCACGACTTCGACCCCCAGCGTAACAAGAACTCCACCCCTCGTAGCTGGGCCGAGGGTGTCAGTGCCGTCCTCGGTGTGGTCCCTCCTGAGGCTGAGTTCGACTGCTTCAAGGGTGCCGTCGGTGAGGGGGCTGCCGCTGAGTTCGTGGGGTTCCTCAAGATTTACCGTAAGCTGCCCAACCCCGACGCTATCCTGCTCAACCCTGACGGTGCCGACGTGCCGTCTGATCCGGCCACTCTCTACGCCCTGTCTGGCGCCATCTCCAACCGCATCTCCACGTCAAACGTGGACAGAGCAGTAACATATCTCACTCGTATGCCTGCCGAATTTAGTGTTCTGGCTATGTCCATGGCTGTCCGTCGTGATCCCTCCGTCACCGCCACCAAGGGCTTCATTGACTGGTCGATCCGTCATCAGAGCGTTTTGTTCTGATGGCTAAGTTCACCCTGATTTGGCAGGCGTGGAACCTCGACATAGGCTGTGAGGTCTATGAAGGCGACACGCAAGAGGATGCGGTGCGGCAATGGGAAGTCGACACCGTTAACTGCGACCTGATTGGGATCATCGAAGGTGATCCCAAGATACTGGCTTGGTATCCCTAACAACTTCAACACAAGGAGTAATACATGCCCAAGTTCACCCTCTGCTTGGCCTACGATGTCTGTGTCTATGGCATCGTCGAGGTCGAAGCAGACAGCCTGCCTGATGTCGTCGAGAAGGTGCGGGCTGACCACTACAACGACGACGGCACGGACGAGTTCGCCGCAGAACTCTGGGGTCAGGTGAACGACGTGGACCACTCCACGGCGGTTAACTACCGTGTCTGCTACGTCAGGAACGAGGACGGCACCATGCTCCTCGGCAACATCCCCATCAGCGAGGTGGATAACCCTGCCTCCCTGTCCAAGGAGGAGGTTCTCGCCCTCCTCACCGTCAACCGCATCTCTAACTGAGGACACAGCTATGACCACACAACTCTCCGACCGCGCCCTGCTGGTGCAACTCAACGTCTCCCAGTGGACGGCACGTAAGCTGGACAAAAAAGCCACCCGTGAGGTGGCCGATGCCAACTACGCCAGCCGCGATGCAGGGAACTACAACAAGAAGCTGCTGCCCATGAGCGACAGCCTTGCCAACATCCACACCATGACGGGTGACATCCGTCGGGAGTTCTACGCCAACACTCTGCCGTGGGGTCTGGAGAACACCCACATGCTGCCGACCGCCAACTACCTCGGCTTCATGACCACCTTCCGCAAACGCAAGTCGGAGTGGGATACTGTGGTGCGTAAGTTCCTGACAGACTACCCGTCCCTCCAGATCACGGCCAAGCGGTTCCTCGGTAACCTCTACGATCCGGCCGACTACCCCGATGTCTCCGACCTAAAGCACAAGTTCAAGATGGACCTCGTGGTCATGCCCGTCCCGACCAACGACTTCCGTGTCCAGTTGGCAGACGACGAACTGGCTGGCATCCATGCTGACATCCAGCGTCGGGTCGAGGAGAGTTCCAGTCTGGCTATGCGTGAGGCTTGGCAACGTCTTTACGATCATGTTAAGCTGATGTCCGAGCGGTTGGGGAACACGGAGGGTCGGCTGTATGAGAGCTTGTTTGACAACGCCATCGAGCTGTGTCGCATCCTGCCCCGGCTGAACTTCACTGACGATCCTCACCTCGAAGCCATGCGTTACGAGGTGGAGACCAAGCTGGCCAGCCACACCAAGGACAGCATCAAGGACAACCCGGTCCTTCGTAAGCAGGTGGCAACCGAGGCGGCCGACATCATGGCTAAGATGGGCGCATTTATGGGAGGTAACATATGACTGACGTCTTCACAAACATCGACGAGATGATCGTCCTGCTCCATCATAAGATCGAGCTGATGACCAAGCTCAAGAAGGCACTGCGACTGGCCGACCTGCTGGGTATCCCGCCCAAGAACCTCAAGGAACCTGTGTCCATGAGGGTCAGGGAGACGGACGCTGTGCACCAGTCCCACCCCAAGCCGTGGCTGTTCAGGGTGCTGTCCGTCCGGGTCGGCGACGCCCCATGGGAGGACTTCACTCTCAAGGATGTGCACCACGACCTCTGGCCCGACGACATGCTGAAAGCCTACGGACTGTGGCAGAAGCGCGTAGAATCCAAGCTCAACAAGGAGTGACACATGCCTAAGTATCCCAAGCAGCGGTCCGTCGTGACCGTGACGTTCGAGGATGGTGAGGTCAAGTCCTACCCTGTGAGTGCAGGGTCCGGCATCGCTGGCTATATGATGGAGCAGGCGGCCCAGACAGGTGTCGTTGTGCTGCGCGACGATGATGCAGGGACCGCCACCTGCATCCCTCTTGCCCGTATCCGTGACGTGCAGTTCGCACCCGAACCCAACAAGGAGTAACACACATGCAATCTCTCGACACACTCAAGACCCGCTTGGCTAAGGCCAAGACCAGCCTCGTGCTGGAACATCCCTTCGTCGGCGCCATCGCCCTTGGTATGCCGCACACGTTTATGACGCCGGAGTTTGAGGACGCACTCCGTGCCAGCAAGATCAAGCCGACGGCCCGCACCAATGGCAAGCGGGTGCTCTACAGCCCCGCTTTCGTGTCCGACCTGACCGACGACCAGCTTAAGTTCCTCGTGGCCCATGAGTGTATGCACCCCATGCTGGAGCACAACTTCCGCCGCCAGTCCCGTGATCCTCGCAAGTGGAACAAGGCTGCGGACTATGTCATCAACCAGTTGCTGACCGACGAGGGCATCGGTGCCTTCATCGAGTGTGGCTGCCTCAACAAGGACCTGTATGTTGCCGGACAGGGTGTGTCCGAGCAGATTTACACCCTGCTCCCTGACCAAGGCGAGGGTGACGGCGATGGTCCCGGCGGCACTGGCTCTGACCTTGAGGACGGTGATGGCACCGCATCTGAGCAGGCTGCACAGGCTGCTGAGTGGAAGGTCAAGGTGGCACAGGCTGCACAAGCCGCCAAGATGATGGGCAAACTGTCAGCAGGCATGGCCCGTCTGGTGGACAGCATCCTCAACCCCACCGTCGACTGGCGTGACGTGCTCCAGAAGTTCGTGGTCAAGCACAAGACTGACGAGCGTAGCTTCGCCCGCCCCAACCGTCGCTTCCTCTCGCAGGGTATGTATATGCCCAGCCGTAGCGGTGAGGTGATGGGTCCGATTGCCTTCTTCGTTGACTGCTCTGGCTCTGTGGATGACCAGCAACTGGCACAGATGGCGGCCGAGATGCGGATGGTGCACGAAGACCTGCGTCCTGAGAAGATGCACGTCATATACTTCGACAGCACGGTGTCCCACTACGAGTGCTACGGTCCGGACGATGCCCTCGACATCCGCTTCCACGGTGGTGGCGGCACTGACGTGCGTGCTGCCTTCGACTACCTCGAAGCAGAGGGTCATGCTGACACTGTGGTCTGCACGATCGTGCTGACCGACGGCTACACCCCCTACCCCGAGGGCTGCAACTACCCCCTGATCTGGGCCATGACGACTGACATGACCGCCCCCTTCGGGGAGCACTGCCGGGTTCGTATGTGATGGGCAGCAAGGCAGGCAAAACAACGACGGGGTGGCGGCGACGCTACCTCGTTACCTACTGGGGACGACCCATGCAGTTCAGAGTCCTGCTGGTAAGGGGACGGGCGCACAAGGATCGCTACGGTGTGGCCCGGATACTCGTGGCGTCCAGCAGGGAGGGTAAGTTCCATCACTATGCCATGGGTGGTATATACAGGTCGATTACGGAGAAAATGTTCGAAGCAAATGAGCGTGACGCGATGATCGCTTACATCGCCGGCCTTAGGATGCAGGGATACACCCCATTAGAGGGGGTGCCCTCATGGTAGACTTCCCCGAAGGCTACGGCTTCGCCCCGGCCACGAAGGGTAAGCTCATGCAGGAGAAGTTCACACTGGTGATCGGTACGTACAGTCGACGGAACCCCTACTGCAAGCCCAGTCGAAAGACTTCACCCTACGAGTTCACTGAGGTAGCCGTCGTAAAAAAGGAGGCACATGAGGCACCAATCCGTGGTATCCTGCTCGGGTCGGAGATGACTGCACCTATCGAGGGTAATATACAACAGGTAGTGACAGCGTTGTGCACGCTGCACCGTATGAAAGGAAACATAAAGTGATACCGACAGAACTACTGGTCGCGGGTGCAGCACTGGTGCTGGCCGCAGTGTGGATAGTCCGACAACAGTTGGTTATTAACGGTCAGGACGATGCCATGGAGGCGGCATATGAGGCACTCCAATCGGCAGACAAAACCGTGGACCTGCTGAAGCAGGTTCTTTACGATGTAGCACATAACCAAGCAACACTGGAGGTAACAGATGATGGTCGCATCGTCGCAACGCACTGCTCTGCTGGAAAAGTACAGACACATTAACGTTGAGTTCGACACGTGGTGGGACTGTGTTGAGGCTGACTTCATAGAGGACATGAAGAAGGTCGGCATAGCCGTCGACGGGATATGCTTCTCCGGCTTCTGGTCGCAGGGCGACGGCGCCTGCTTTGTCGGTTCGCTGGACAACGCGCTGACCTACCTCGACCACCACCATCAGGACCAGTACCCCATGGTGCGCAAGCTGCTAGAGCACGGCGGTATAGTGTCGGCGTTCAGTTACTCCGGTCACAGGTATTACCACTCGCGCAGCGCGTCCATAAGTGTGGAGGCAGACCTTCTGGACACCATCATCGACTGCCCGACCGACTTCCACCTTGACGTGGTGGAGGCATGGCAACGCGAGTTGGACATAGAGATGGCCGACTTCGGGAAGGACGTTACTGAACAGTGGCGGTCCTACATGGACGATCTCTACCGCAAACTTGAGAAGGAGTATGACTACCTCACCAGTGACGAAGCAGTCTGGGACACCATCGAAGCAAACGAACTGATCGAAGACGTAGAAGAGGAAGAAGTGCAATGACCAACATGAACACCATGTTCATCCCGACCGAGGCCACCATTGTGGTGGCTAATGTTCTGTCCTCTGGCGCTGGGTTCGGCGTCCGGCTGGACGACGGGACCAACTGCTACATCCCCAACAAGGTGGGCGACGCAGTTAAACTCACGGTGGGTGCTGAGTTCACCGCCAGACTTGTGCCCAACAGGTTCCCTGACAAGGCCGAGCGCACCCCGTGGCTGGCTGTCCATCTGTCTGCGGGGGCAGTAATCCCTGCCGCACCCCGTCCGGTCCAATACACTCTGCCTATCGACGTGCCTGATGAGCAGCAGGATGCGGTGCCTGCGGTGCCTAAGACTGCTGACCGGACGCGCGCCCTGCTCCAGAGTGGTGGGGTGTGGACTGTGGGCACTGCCTTTGCGGAACTGTTCCCCGGCAAGACCCGTGGTGATGGGCTGAGCGACTACAATACGGTGGCCTACACCCTGCGTTCGATGTTCGCTGACAACCAGTGCGCCAAGTTCTCCATGTGGCGGTCGGCGGATCAGTCCAAGCCGAGCCGTGAGTGGTATACCTGCTACCCTGAGAAGGCTGATGTCGATGAATTTGAAGAGTGATCTAGAGAAGTTCCTCAATGAGTTGGGCGTCATCGCCCAACCACAACCGAAACAACCGAAACAACCCGTCCGACCTGAAGGCCCGCCCAATATGTGGCAAGGCGTTTGGTATGCAGACGGCAACATCCCACACTGAGGAGTAAGCGCAATGGAATACTGGACCGTCCTCTGGATCACAGTGCTGTCTGGCCCTCTCGACGGCTCGACTTCAGGCCTGATCTACCGCGACCTCTCCGCCTGCGAGGCCGCAATCTCCCCCGTCGTGGCCACCATTGATGGCCAGTACGATTACAACGTCATCTGCGAAGAGACATTGCTGCCGTCGTCCTTGCTCCGCCCGCAACCCAGACCGGAGGGGCTTGGAAATGGCTGAGACCTGCCCACCCTGCAACGGCGACTGCAATCAAGGGCGCGCCTGCCCAGCGAGGAAGAAATAACATGCCAACATGTGACTATTGCTGGACGCCATACCAAACCAAAGTATGCCCGCACTGCGAGAAAGAACACAAACGCATTGGGGGCATGAACGTGGGCGTAGATACGTTCTCAGGCAAAAAAGGCCGTCCAACCTTGGATGTCCAAGAGGGAAACAGGGAACAGTTCTTTTCGGATCACAGCAGATGGGCAGACAAATGAAACTCACTAGACGCCTCTTTCTTGGTGGTGTTGCTGCTGCGGCGTTGATCCGCCCCAGCATGGCCCCTGCCCAGCCTGTCGCTGTCCCTACACCTACCCCAGCGCTGCCCCCAGTGCCTTCACCCACAGGCATGTGGCAGGACATGGCTAGGCAGATACCTGCGCTAAAGACGGGAGACCCCGTGGCCTATGTGACGGGGAGGTTCATGAGCGACGGCGTGGACAAGCCGATGATCCAGCCTGACCCGGACCTTCGTCCGACGTTGGGCGTACACTCGGAGGGCCAGTATTACATGCAGTTCGACGGGCGGGACCAACACCTGTGCGCCGCTGATGCCCCCATGCCCAAGCCCCTCTACAAGGCAGGGCCGGGAGTGCAGATTTTTGAGGTGCGAGTGTCGAGCAGCACCAGCCCGCAAGCCCTAGCCACAACTGAACAAGAGATGATGAGAAAGTGGAAAAAATGAAACGCTTGATCCTGATCCTGCCCCTTGCCGCCTGCGTCCCTGACGCACAGGTGGCATCTCACAACCTGTCCAAAGCTGCGGACATGTTCGAGATCGACCGCCGTATCGTCTTCTACAACGGCATCACGGACAGCTACATGCTGACCATCGAGGGGCGTTGCTCCATCGAAAAGGACGCTGCAGATGTGCAGCTGGAGGTGACCTGCAAGACGGGCCACGACGCCTACAAGAAGCACTTCCTCGGCATCTCTGACAACGTCACCTACTTCGTCGAGCAGCTGGAGACGGCCAACGCCAGCGTCTATCACTACAGGGTCGTCTTCAAGCCCCAGAGCATCATCCCTGATGTCGACCTGAACGTCGACGCTGGAGAACTGATGAAGGATCGCTACTGATGAAAGCCCTGTTCCTGATCCTACCCCTTGCCGCCTGCGTCCCGCACGTCGACCCGTGCCTGCGCCCCTGCAACCCCATCGTGGAGTACTGCCCCTGTGTTGAAATGGATCGTTCTGATCGTGCTGTGGATCATGGTCTTCCACCTGATCATGGAGGCGATGGCGGACATCACAACGGGGGGTCTTCTGATGATAATGGGGATGTGAGCGGCTCCTCGGACAGCAATGGGGGCAGCAGCGATGACTAATTACACCGACCTGTGCGCGCAGGGTGAGGCTGCGCTGACCACGATCAAGCGGCTGCGGAAATACGACTGGCAGGATTGGGCTGCGGTTGACGTAGAGGACGCCGCGCAGATCGTGGCAGGCGTCCCCGCCCTGATCGCCGCCATCCGTGAGTTGGAGGCGCAGAAGCGTGACCTTGCCCTTGACGTGCTTGCCGCATCCGGTCAGGCGCAGGATGCGTATGAGGCGCAACTCGCCGCCGAGGCCAAGCTGGCAGACCTTGAACGCGCCGCGCAGGAAAACGATCCGTCGAACTTATGGAGGTTCTGGTCGCAGAAATCGCAGGCTTTGGCCGACAAGCTGGCAGAGGTGGAGAAGGAGCGGGATGAATACCAGCGGCAAGCGTCAAAACTACAGGAAGAAGTCATGCGCCTTGGCCGGGAGCTGAATACAGCGCGGTATGGTCAACCTGATTTTTCTTGGTCGATCCATAAAGAGGCAATGGCGGAAATGACCGCTAGAGCCGAAGCCGCCGAGGCCACCGTCGCCAGTCTGAAAGAACAGGTGGAGGCGATGCGGGGGGCGTTGAAGAACATCGACGCGCTTGACCCAGAAAAACACATCGACGGGTGCAGCGTGAACGTCCTTCGCGGCCTTGTCCTTCGCATGGGCGAAATCGCCCGCGCCGCCCTCACCACGGAGAACCAGACCAATGGATGAAGCAGAAAAACAGAAACGGATTGAAGAGCTTGAGGGCGAAATCATGCTTGCAGCTTTTCACGGCTACCGTGTCCCGCACTACGAAAAAGAACTCCTCAAACTTCTGGAGGACCAGACCAATGGCTGACCTGATTGACCGCAAGGCCGCGCGCCAGATCGTAGCCGCATACTCGACCGCAGAAGGCGTGGAGAAGGCGCTGAACGCCATCGCCGCCCTGCCCGCGCAGGGGGTGAGGGTGAAGCCGCTGGTGTGGACAGCGCGCGAAGACCTTAACGGCCTTCATGAGGCTTGTGGCGCAGACGGTTTGTATCGAAACGTCTGGGACCAGAAAAACGGCACTTGGGTCTATGAAGGTGATCCGACTACCAACCCCCCGACGCAAGCCCGTTTCCACACCCTCGACGCCGCCAAGGCCGCAGCCCAAGCCGACTACGAGGCCCGCATCCTCGCCGCCCTCGCCCCCGCATCGGGCGGGGTGGAGGCCGTCACTGCCTCCATGATCCGTGAGAAGCAGGACGAGTTTATCCGCTCCAAATTACCCCCCGCCCCCGTGGAGGCGCTGGTGAAGGCGCTGGAAGCGATGGTTGAGGAAAAGGTTGACTACATGACGCGCAATAAGCTGGGCGACCCTGAGAAACAGCACACCGTCAAGGTGGCCCGCGCCGCCCTCGCCCTGATCCCGAAAGACGGAGAGAAGCCATGACGACGCCAAACTTGCTTGATTCCGCTATAGAGAAGATGCTTTTGCCGCCGCAATCGGAGCGACAAGTTATTGTAGATGGTCGTGCCATTCCGGGGCTTTTTGCGCGCCGTGGAGATAGGCGAGTGGTCTTCGTGCTAGATGGCCGCTTCGGTTGTGAAGTCCCCGACGAATACGCCCTACCCGTCGCCTTTGCACTCGCTCAGGCGTTGGCTATTGGCGCTGGTTACGCCAGCAGCAACTCCGAAAATCGTGAGCGCCCATTTGCGCCGATGGTTGCGGAGATCGGAGAGAAGCCATGACGACGCCGGAACTTTTGCCGTGTCCGTTTTGCGGGGGCGAGGCATACACCAAGGACTATGGTGCGTATCACGAAGGCGTTTGGATTATTGGTTGCCCGTCTGACCAATGCCCCGCCGAAGCCGCCGTGGTGGACACGCTAGACGCCGCCACTCGCGCATGGAACACCCGCGCGCCCCTGTCCCCCGCCGTGCTGGCCGAGTTGCCGGAGGTGCGGGCGTTGATCCGTCAGGCCGTTGATAAGGCCGTGCGTATCGTCATGGACGAGGTGGGCTACGAGGAAGAGGACTTGTGCGAAAGCTGCCGTGACAGCCTCGCCGCCATCAGGGAGGGCCGGGGATGACGATGCGGCGAAAGAAGGACACGGGCTTTCACCCGCAGGACGCCGATTGGACGCGGGGCCGGGAGCAATACATGCAGGACGCCGAAGCCATCGCCCGCAAGGGCGCGTGGCGGTCACGCGGGGTCAAATTGGAACTCTTCAAAGACCATGAGCAACGGTAGCGAGCTCAAGTCTCCGGGGGCTCAAGCTCTGCGGGCGGCGGGTTACAAGCCCGCCCCTCGCGTCTGGCTAACCGACGAGCAACTGGACTTGCTGATGTACATGGCGAAGCAGAACGAGTCCGAGGTAAACAGGATCAGGGCTGCAAGCCGCACCACCCTAACCAAAGAACAAGAGATCGAACTGGCATGGCAGAAGATGAAGGCTGGAAAGGCGAACACCTGATCCGCAAGAGCATCACGAAGCAGGAGAGCAAGGCCGAGGTCCGACGGCTGGTGAGCACGATTGCCCACAACAACCGCCGAGCCAAGGGTATCCAGCACCCAGCCGCCAAGGCACATGGACAGTTCATCCTGTCCGCACTGATCGACTCGGCGAAGAGGACGAGATGAAGAAGCGCACCGTCGAGCACCCACTCTACATGCACACCACCGGCGAGGTGGCCCGCACCACAAAGGTGAGCCTACCCTGCGAACCATGGGAGACAGCCGATGAACCAAGACCTGATCAGTCTATTAAACTTGCGCAGGAGATTGCGAACGAAACTACAGACCGACGGCGTGGACCCCGGCACTTGGGCCCTTATCGACGAGATCGAAAGACTGACTGACAAACTGCTTGCGGCTACCAAGGCCACGGGCTAAACCCATCGTGAGGGGCGCGCAACGAACTGCTCATAGCGGATTCGGTGTCTGGTCGAAACTGATCTGACTGCGCCACGGCATTTCAATAGAAACCTAGCGCCCCTCACGATCCCCACCATGGAGGATCGACATGACCAAATCCGCACTAGACGAATGGAACGACGAGCGCATCCTGATGCAATCAGAGGGCGTCAAGTTCGACGGAGACAAACTCCGTTACGATCTGCTGCCGCCGGAACTGCTCGAAGAGACAGCGCGAGTGTTGACTTACGGCGCTGTAAAGTATAGTGCTCGTAACTGGGAGAAGGGTATGGCGTGGCACCGTCCATTCGGTGCACTTATGCGCCACATGTGGGCATGGTGGGGCGGGCAGGACAATGATCCTGAGACAGGGTATTCACACCTTGCACATGCTGCATGTTGTATCGCTTTCCTCCTGACATACGAGCGCCGTAAGATCGGCAGTGACGACAGGCACAAGGTAGGGGAGTAGCAATGGACATAGTAACGATCGACTTCGAGACATACTACGACAAGGATTATTCCCTGTCGAAGATCACCACCGAGGCATACATCCGTGACCCACAGTTCGAGGTGATCGGTGTTGGCGTTAAGGTGAACGACGGACCCGTCGATACCTACAGCGGTTCGGATGCAGGCAAGTTCCTCAAGTCGCTGGACTACAGCGACAAGGCGATCCTCTGCCACAACACCATGTTCGACGGGGCCATCCTCTCATGGAACTACGGCGTCAAGCCCAAGCTGTGGCTGGACACTCTGTCTATGGCGCGGCCCCTCCACCAAGCCACGGTGGGCGGTAGCCTCAAGGCGCTGGCCCAGCACTACGAGTTGGGTGTCAAGGGTGAGGAAGTCACCCATGCTCTGGGCAAACGGCGCAAGGACTTCTCTTCCGCAGAACTTGCAGCCTACATGAAGTACTGTGCCAACGACATCGAGTTGACCTACGAACTGTTCCGCAAACTGAAGAAGGGGTTCCCGGTCAGCGAGTTGCGTGTGATCGACACGACCATCAGGATGTACACCGAGCCGATGGTGGAACTGGATGAGGACCTACTGGGTAGCCATCTGAACACGGTCCTCGAAGGGAAGCTGGCGCTGCTGCACAGTCTGGGCGGCAAGGGCAAGGACATCATCATGTCCAACGACAAGTTCGCCAAGCTGCTGCGCAGGCGTGGCGTCGAGCCGCCGACCAAGACCAGTGCCACCACTGGCAAGGAGACGTTCGCCTTCGCCAAGACAGACCTCGACTTCATCGCGTTGCAGGACCACCCTGACCCCGTGGTCCAGACGCTGGTAACCGCACGGCTTGGACTCAAGTCCACACTGGAGGAGACGCGCACCAAGAGGCTGATCGACGTGAGCCGCCGGGGCCGGCTGCCTATCATGTTGAACTATTACGGTGCACACACCGGCCGCTTCTCTGGTGGGGAGAAGCTGAACCTACAGAACCTCCCCCGTGGTGGGGCACTGCGCAACGCACTGCGGGCACCGGAAGGACACAAGATCATCAGCTGCGACAGCAGCCAGATCGAAGCCCGCATGGTGGCCTACCTCGCAGGGCAGGCTGATCTTGTGCAGCAGTTCCGTGAAGGACGGGATGTGTACTCGGAGTTCGCCACCAAGTTCTACGGTCGCCCGGTCAGCAAGGCAGACAAGTTGGAACGCCACGTGGGTAAGGCTGCGATCCTCGGGCTGGGCTACGGGATGAGCGCGGACAAGTTCGGGCTGACACTCAAGCGGGGCAAGCCGCCTGTCGACCTGCCGGAAGAGGACGTGGATCGTCTGGTCCACACCTATCGCACTGGCTACCACCACATCGTCAAGCTGTGGGGAGAGTGTGGCTACGCCCTGTCGGGCATGGTAGCGGGGCGCAAGGGGCGCATTGGCAACATCCTGACCTACGATCCTGAGGGGATCAACCTGCCCAACGGGATGAAGCTGCGCTACCACGGGCTGCAAGCCACCGACCGACAGTTCACCTACATCCAAGACCGCCGCATGTTCGACCGGGCGATGAAGGCACGACTGGCAGGTGACACGACGGACGTGGGCAGAGGGGTAGTCCCCGGCCAGAGCCGCATCTACGGGGCGATGGTTGTGGAGAACATAACCCAAGCACTGGCCCGCATCGTGGTGGCTGAGCAGATGCTCAAGATCAGGGACGCAGGTTACCACGTCGCCTTCCAAGTGCATGACGAGAACGTCTGCGTAGTGCCTGAAGACCGGGCCGAGCAGGCGGAGAAGGACATCGTGGCTATCATGTCCACACCACCGGACTGGGCGCCTGACCTGCCCGTCGCCTGCGAGGCAGGCACGGCCGACACCTATGGAGAGACGTGATGACTGTTAAGCTGGCCCACTCGTACACTGCCCTCAAGATGTACGAGAACTGCCCCAAGAGGTACTACCACCAGCGTGTCACCAAGGAGGTGCAGGACCAGCCGGGCACGGCCACGGTCTACGGTGAGCGGGTGCACAAGCAGCTAGAAGAATACCTCAAGGCTCCGGCCACTGGCCTGCCGGAGGAGACCGCTGCACTCAAGCCGCTGTGCGACACGGTGATCGAAAACGCCAAGGGTGGCGGGATGCTGCTCGTCGAGCAGGAGTACACCCTGACCAGTGACCTCAAGCCCACGTCGTGGTTCGCACCGGACGCATGGCTGCGCTTCAAGCTGGACGTGCTGGCTATCCGCCCCAACGGCAGGGCCATCGTGATCGACTGGAAGACAGGCAAGCGCCGCCCCGACTTCGATCAGCTGGAGATGTTCGCCCTTGCGGTGTTCAGCTTCTGGCCCTCGGCCGACCGTGTGTCATCCATGTTTGTGTGGACCAAGGAGAACGCCACCGACAAGGAGACGTACAAGCGGGAGCACCTCGACGACATGTGGACCCGGCTGCTGACCCGCATCCACCGAGTGGAGAAGTCAGTGGAGACAGACAACTGGCCCGCCAAGCCGAGCGGGCTGTGCAAGTTCTGCCCCTGCAAGGGCTTCTGCGAATTTGCCGCTTGACCATGGCGACCCCCGAGAGCAAAGTGAAGGCTGCCCTCGATAGAATGTTGAAGGCCGAGCGGGTGTGGTTTTACCCCCCGCAGGCCGGACCATTTGGTGGGGCTGGTATTCCAGACCGAGTTGCGGTCGTGGAAGGTTTGTTCGTGGGCATCGAGTGTAAAGCAGATGCCACTAAGAAGCCCACTGCCCTGCAGATCAAGTGCATGGCGGACATCGAGAAGGCCGGAGGCAAATGCTTCGTGGTCTATGACAAGACAACCATTGAGCAAGTAAGGGAGTGGATACATGCTCGTCGTGCAGGAGGCGAAGGCAGTCGCCCTCAAGCTGAATGACCCCAGTAGGGTACTGGAGTGTATACCCAAGGCCCGCCAACTTCCGTCCGATCCCCGCATCGTGGTCATGCCGCACCGGGTGCAGGAGATGCAGCGCCTCAAGGAACTGGGGTTCAACCCGCCATCACCGATTGGATATCAGTACGACTGGCCCGGCCGGTTCACCCCCTACTCTCACCAGAAGTCCACGGCTGAGTTCCTCACGCTGCACAAAAGATGTTTGGTGCTGAACTCGATCGGCACTGGCAAGACGGTGAGTTCCCTGTGGGCAGCCGACTTCCTGATGAACAAGGGCGTGATCAAAAAGGTGCTGATCCTGTCCCCTCTCTCCACACTGGAGCGAGTGTGGGCCGACGCTATCTTCAAGGAGTTCTACCACCGCAAGTCGGTGACCCTCTACGGTGACGCCAAGCGCAGGCTCAAGCTGCTGGATACCGACGCAGACTTCTACATCATCAACCACGACGGCTTCCCGATCATCGCCAAGGAGGCGCTGGATAAGTTCGACCTCGTCATCATCGACGAGGCGGCGGTGTACAGGAACCCATCGACCCGGCGCTTCAAGCAGTTCTATCGCTGGCTGCAGGTGCAGCCCAACATGCGACTGTGGCTGATGACAGGCACACCCACCCCCAACGAACCGACCGACGCATGGGCACTGGCCAAGCTGGTCGATAGCCCGCACATGTCCAAGAGTTTCACCGGGTTCCGTGAGCAGGTCATGATGAAGATCGGCCAGTGGAAGTTCGTGCCCCGGCCCGAGAGCGTGGACGTTGTGAAGCACGTGCTCCAACCATCCATCAGGTTCACCCGTGAGGACTGTCTCGACCTGCCGGACACCATCACGCAGACGCGCAAGGTGGACTTGACCCCGGATCAGGCCAAGCACTTCAAGCAGATGCTGCGGCAGCTGGTCACCGAGGTCGAGGGCGGCACCATCACGGCAGTGAACGAGGCGGTCAAGGCGCAGAAGCTGATCCAGATCGCGCTGGGCGTGGCCTACGGGGAGAACGGAGAGCCGCTCGAACTGGACTGTAAGCCGCGCATCAACGCAGTGCGCGAGGTGATCGAGGAGGCAGGCGAGAAGGTCATCCTGTTCGTCCCCCTGACAGGCACCCTGCGGATGCTGGAGCGCGAACTGTCCAAGGACTGGAGCGTGGCTGTGGTTAACGGCGAGGTGTCGTCGGCCAAGCGGAACAGCATCTTCTACAACTTCCAGAACTCGCGCGACCCGCGCGTTCTTATCGCACACCCGGCAACAATGGCGCATGGATTGACCTTGACAGCGGCGTCAACTGTTGTATGGTATGGACCTATCACCAGTAACGAACAGTATGTTCAAGCCAACGGACGTGTAGAACGTATCGGCAAGAAGCATGTGTCGAACGTAGTGCACATAGAAGCAACTGAGGTCGAGCACCGTATATACCAGCGTCTGCAGAATAAGCAGAAGTTGCAGGGCGTGCTCCTCGACCTGATCGCCCAGATGGGAAAGGAATGACATGACCATTGTTATCGACAAGGGCATCCCGCTGCCCGAGAAGCACGTGCGGTGGAAGTATCCGTTCGACAAGATGGACGCTGGTGACAGCTTCTTCGTGGCCAACAAGGACACCGCTCAGATGTCGGCGCTGTGCAAGCGGGCGGGTGCCCGGCTTGGCGCCCGGTTCGTCACCGCCAAGGTGGAGAGCGAGGGCAGCTGGGGCGTGCGGGTCTGGAGGATGGAATGACCTTCACAGTCGAGCAGGTGGTAGGCACCTACGTCAAACTTCGCCGCAAGAAGGAGGCTCTGGAAGCCAGCGTCAAGGCGGATGTCGACGAGATCAAGGCGAAGATGGCGAAGCTGGAAGCATGGCTCATGCAGAAGGCGGATCAGGACGGAGTGACCTCCTTCAAGACCACGTCCGGGACGGCCTTCGTCACCACCACGGACTTCGCCAACGTCGCAGACTGGGACGCGGTGCTCTCCTACATCAAGACGCATGATGCGTACGACATGCTGGAGAAGCGGGTGAGCAAGACGGCCGTGCGCGCACAGCTGGACGAGACCGGGAGCGTACCGCCCGGTATCACCTACGGAACCAAGATCGGGATCAACATCCGCAAACCTACGGGAGGGGACGAATGAAACTTCTGCGCAGGCTCATGGGGCGCAACAACGTGGGCTCGCTTGGTGTGGCGACTGACGCTGTCACCCCGATGTCACTGCTGCACCACCTGTCGTCCTACGACAACCTGATCTCGCTGTCTGTGATCCCCATCACCAATGGGTTCCTGATCTGCCGCCGGGTGTACAACAGCCAAGGTCCGGACATGATCGAGGCGACGTACTCCCAAACGGCCGAGGACCTCGGCCCTCAGCTGGTGGCTAAGATGGCCGCCACGCGCATCACCAAGTAACGCTCACCGAGAGGATACCATGAGCAACATCGTACCGACCAACATCCAAATCCCCGCCCACCTCGCGAAGGTGGTGGGCCAACCCTCGGCCCTGTCGTCCGCTCTGGCGGGTGGCCTCACTGGTGGCGCTGACTTCCCGCGCATCTCCATCAAGGGTAGCCGGTTCCGTATCGTCGAGAGCGGCACCGAGACGGTGCTCGAAGACACCAAGCTGCCCGTCGTGATCGTGGGTGCCAACCCCCGTCTGTCAAAGACGTACTACGCAAAGCAGTGGACCCCGGACAGTGAGCCGTCCTCGCCGGACTGCTACTCGCTGGATGGCCTGCGCCCGCACCCGGAGAGCAGCGACCCGCAGAACGACACCTGTGCAGGGTGCCCGATGAATGCGTGGGGTTCCAAGATCACGCCGATGGGCCAGCAGGTCAAAGCCTGCGCCGACCAGAAGCGACTGGCCGTCGTGGCTGCCAACGACCCGACGGGTCCGATCTACCTGCTGCAGATCACCCCGGCTGCGCTCAAGGGCATGGCTGCCTACCAGAAGGAACTGTCGCTGCGCGGCATCCCGGTCGAGGCAGTGAAGACCGTGGTCACCTTCGACACCGACGCC